ACCGCGAATCCGCTCCAGAGGTTGTACTCACCGTCCCCTGCCGGAAGTCCTGGACGGAACACCACACCGCGCCTATACTCACGCCGGTCTGGATGCCCCAGCCAATACTTATCGGCCGTCACCTCCTTTCCACCCGAAGCCACACGATGGTTGGCATACAGCAGAGCCAGAGCTCGCTGGTCCATGAATGACACGGCTCCGCCCATCTCCTCGTGCAGAATGGCCACTCCCCCACCGATCAGCTTGCAGACCGCGTATTGAGAATTCATCTCCTCGATCACCGAAGCTGATCCAAGCTCGAGCCATTCGACCACTCGCTCGAACCCTGCAGACCCGACTCCACCTCCGCTCACTAACTCACGGAGTCGAGGCAATCCGGGAACTCGACCACCCCCCACGAGCTCATCGCGCAGACGGGAGGCCTTCAGACGCTTGACGCTTTCCTCATCCCCACTCTCGACCAAAATAGGTTCAAGAAATGAGTCGGCATCTTCATCGGACCACCCCGCTCGAATCATCGACCCCAGCAGGCACAGAGCAAGCTCGTCCCGGCCACCAGCAGACCAGTCCCTGAGCAACAGCGATGCCGCGGCCAGCTGGCAGGTTAGCCCATATAGGTCCTCAGAGTCGATCTCGGAGATCTCATCCTCACTCATCCACTCGATTTCTTCACCGGTATCGGGGTGGTGAGACCCCGGACCCATGGTCTGTCCAGAATACCGGATCTCCAGCATGATGGTCTTCTCATCACGCTTGTCCCACTGAAACCGCTTACTCACCAGTCCATCTCTCTTACCGCCGCCCAGAACCCGATACAGGTAGTGAGTGCAGATTCCGCCCCGCCCGAAACGAGCGGTAGGGGGAAGATAGTACTTTGCCAGAAGTTTTGCTTCTCGAGAGTCCAAGTCGATGTCGCAGAGGTTACCGTGAGCCGGGCCCAAGCGAATGCCGTAATTCACCTTCTCGACACCACCACCCCATTCCCAGACTCGCTCCTGGGCTTCCTCATCGGTTACCTTCTGCCACTGCCCGTAGCCCGGGTTCTTGCCATCGAACAGGGGTATCACACTCTTCACTCCCCTACCATACAGAGCCTCAATCTGGGGCAATGTTTTACGCAGCCGCTTTGCGACCATGCTCCCTCCGGCTCGCTACGCACTCAAGTTTCTCCAGGTCAGAGTCGCTCAGGACGACACCCCAACCCACCTTACGGCCCAACCCGTGACGTCGCACCTGCTTGTGAGCCCAGTGATAGCTCACTCCCAGGCGCTCCGCCGCTTGCCCGATACTATGCATTTGCATTTGCATGTTACACCTCGATTACGGCGAATTCGTATTATACCCCGCCAAGATACTAAAAGTAAAACTTTGACCGGACCTGGTATATAATAGAAGTTCCACCGTCACCCCCACTTCACGCTCACACTCACTATGCCTCTTATCATTGTTGAGGGCCCCGACAACTCGGGCAAGTCTACGCTCATTCAAGCTCTGGCCACCCAGCTCAGGCTTCCCATGGCCCGAACCTACCGCATGCCTCAGACGGAGGAGGACATCCAGCGCTGGCACAACTGGGCGAATGCCGCCCCGTACCCTCTGATCCTGGACCGCCACTCAGCAATCTCGGACCTGATCTACTCCCCACTCGTACGCAACACCTCAGGGGCCTCCTCTCTTCGCTTAGCCAGCGCATGCCGCAACGGACACTACCTGATCTACTGCCGGCCTCACTGGGACACCATCGCCGCCACATACCACGAGCGAGAGCAGCTGGAGGGCACGTACGGGAAGCTCCATGACCTCATCAGGGCATACGATAATCTGATGGACGAGCTGGACCCCAACTTCATTTACAATTGGGAAAACGAGCGAGCCCTACCGGTTCTCATCACCCGCCTCACTCACGCACTGGAGCGCATGAAATGATTGAGCAACTCTATCGCATCTTCGAGCATCAACGGGACCTGATGGATCGAATCGCTCCGAAAGAGCTGGAGAACGGATACCTGGCTCCCACTCCGCCTCTGGACCTGAGGCTTCGGGAGCATCAGCAGCACTTCAGAATGATGGCCTGGTTCTTCACCGAGGAAGTGGTGGAGTCTCTCCTGGCTTCGGACGAGGAGCACGCGGAAGAGCTGTCGGACGTCCTGCACTTTCTGACCGAGCTTTGCATCCTAACTGACGTGTCCCCAGAATCAGTGGCCGCAGTCCTTGTCTCGACCGACTCCCGGCCGGACATTCTGGATGTACTTATTCAAGTGGGCAAAGCGGCCAACCTCATGAAGGCCAAACCCTGGAAGTCCAACCCGCAGCCCACGGATGAGAAAGCGGTACAACGAATCCTCCGGACGGCTCTGGCTTACCTGTGGAAGTACATTCAAGCCGAGGGGCATGATCCCCATGAGATCTACTTCCACAAGAACGAGATCAACAAGAAGAGAATACAGTCAGGATATTGATTATAGGGTATAATACCCTTACTGATTCATTACGCCCACTTAGCCATGAATATCTTCATCCTGTCTCAGGATCCTCATAAAGCCGCACAATATATGTGTGACAAACACGTGGTGAAACTCTTGTTAGAGTCCGCTCAGATTCTGTCCACGGTGTCCCAAGGCCCATACAAGCCCACGCATCAGAATCACCCGTGCACCCTCTGGACCGCTCAGGGACGGGACAACTACCACTGGCTGGTTGAGCACGCCCTGGAGCTATGCCGGGAGTACACTCATCGCTAGGGACGCACTCACAAGTGCGAGCCGGTTATTCTCCAGCTCGTCTCTCCTCCGCTCCACATACCACGTGGAGGTACTCCATTCGTTCAGTGTATGCCTGACGAGTTCCGTCATCCGACGGATCCGGTAGCCGCTTATCGCGCCTACTACCATTCAAAAACCTTTGCCGCCTGGAACCGGGGACGCCCCGCGCCCAGCTGGTGGGAGCCCAACCATGAATAAGCCCACTCCGCAAGAACTCGAGCAGCTGGATCGCCTAGCTCGCAAGCACCACGAGCAACTCCACTTTCTGAGGCATTCGCCCAGAGGTCAGAGGAACCTGGCATTTGAGGAGAACTCTCCCCTGGCCACTCCCCCTGGAGAAGCCATTCTCGGGACTATCATATTCTTCCTGTTCGTCGCGGTCCTGGCACTCGCCCCATGGTGGATGGTGATCTAAAATGGAACAGGCTGTCGGGCATTTCGCGGACGTACCGCTTGACGAGGCCTGGGTCGAGCAGATCTTTGCTGCTGTCTCGGCACACCATGACGTGGAAAACTAAGCACTACACCCCACATGGAGAAGCACGTGAGATCGAGAGAAGAGATTTCGAAATCTGACCTTCAGCGTGAGCGCTATGAGCGCTACCTTCGCTTCGGTGCAATGCCAGAGCGAACCCGGCCTGCCGATACAGTCGAAGAACGGGTCGTCGCATCCAAAGCGAAACGAGAAGCAGCGCAGCGGATCGGAAACAAACCACCCCGATAGGCTCTGCCACCAACCTTCCTGACGGGAAGGCCACGGTCTTAGCGCATTATTATGCGATCCCCACGCTGATCGAGGAGGTGCGGATGAGAGGGGGATCTTTCCACGCCTGGGACCAAGCTCGGGCGCTTACTTACAAATACCAAGAGTGGGAGTTAGCTATGAAACGGGGTATCCTACACCGATCGAAGCTGGAGGAGTTCAAGGAGTGGCTTACCGCTCAGAACATCCCCACGCGCCCTGGAAAGGGTCAATGGCAGCTGTTCCAGATCTCCACTCCAGAGCATGGGTGGCAGGTAGTGTTTGATAACAACAACCCGGAACACCTGTCTATGAATGAGAAGCTCGTTCCGATCGTGGAAGCGTTTATTGCAACTCGCGCTGATCCCATAATCGAGTACGCGACCGGACGACTGCCCAGCCGAGTGGGCGTATATGCCTGCAGAGTCCTCGATCTCAACACACCCCACCTGCTTCGAGACCTCTTTCTAATGTATATGGAAGGGCAATGGTGCTATCCATGGTCTGGAGAGAAGTACCGAGGTGAAGTCAAGGGGTGGATTGGTCCCCTGCAACGAAGGATTTGACCGTGTGCACTCGTCGACCTCGGCCTAGGCATCGACCCCCCAGACTGTGGATGCGAGCGTATTACTACAACCCCCGGCTGTTTGAACGGACTTTTGTAGGGCTGATCCTGTTCTTCATTCTATATTACTTCTGGGATTAACCATGCTAGATCAGGCACAAATCGAGGGTTTTAAGGATGGATCGAAGGAGCCCATGAGGGGAGAAATAGCCCCGGTGCAAAAGGAGAATCAAATGACCATCAACATCAAAGAACTGCGCCGACTGGCGCAAGCGGCCTTGACTGGACCTGATGGGGCTAGCCTGAACTGGCTTAAACTCCTGCAAGATTTCCAGAAAGAAGCCAACCCCGCAGTGATCAATGAGCTTCTCGACCGCCTCGAATTGGCGGAATCTAGGCAAGCCACTTATAAGAAAGCGTTCGAAATTTCGGAAAACACTGCCCGCGACCTGACAGAGAAGGTAATCCCTAACATCCGAAATCAACTGGAGGCCGCGGAGAAAGATATTGCCCTGAAGGAAAGGATTATTGATTCCATCGGATCAATACTAACCAAGGTAGTGAACGAGCGCGACGAACTGCGCGCCAAGATCGAGGCGATGGAGCAGCAGAAGCCGGTTGCGTGGCGAACCTTCAACGGTGAGGGTGGCTACGGTAGTCGTAGCTACGCGGACAACGAGAACTATCAGCTTGGGTGGAGCGCACGAGACCCGAACCATGTGGGGGTGGTTGAATTGCTCTATCTCGCCCCCGGCGCAAAAGGAGAATAAAATGTGGCAGCCAATTGAAACTGCGCCAAAAGATCAGTTCCTGTTGCTGTGTGGCCTTTCTGGATACACGACAACTCCGATGATAGTTACGACGGGGCGCATGTGCAGCGACTATCACGCTGGCCGGTGGATTGATCACGCAAATGATGATCTTACTGAATGGGGTTTCGAGCCGACACACTGGATGCCACTTGTCCTGCCCGGCGCACAGCCCAAACTAGACGAGATCAAAATCGCTTTGCATCGAGCACTTGAGCTTGGTAAGCGAGAAACTTGGACTGGCACTAGGAAGTACCGCTCACGGGAGGATCAGCGCGAAGAACAGCAATGCTGGGACAAGGTGTGGACGTTGCTAGGCGCAAAAGGAGAATGAAATGATGGATATTGTTGAACGCCTAAATGACAGCCTTAGCGCTGGCTATAGCGAGCTGCGGAAAGAAGCTGCAGTAGAAATCGTGCGGCTTCGTGCCGAGGTTGAGGCGGCTGAGAAAGAGGTCGCACACATCAAGGAGGTAGAGTTCCCCAGAAAGGCGCGCGCTGTGGCGGCTGGGTGGGAAACGAAGTGCGCCCGGCTCGAACAAGAGCGCGACGCCCTGCGCGCTAAGGTATCCGACTCGGCAATTAACGTTGAATATCTTGGCAACCTGAAAAAAAGTTACGAAGAGTTGATCGAGGAACTTCAAGATGAGCGCGACCGGCTGCGCGCCAAGGTTGAGGCAATGGAGCAGCAGGAGCCACCCCGCGGTTGGTGGGACGACTTGATCGCAGACATTTCGGCTATCGACTGCATGTATCGGGGTAGTCCGATTTATGCCCACGATGCTTACTGGATGCGTGATCGCGTGATGTGGACGCTTAAGCAACGTAGAGACTCCACTCCCGGAGTAAAAGGAGAATGAGATGAAACTCAGCGAGAAGATCCAAGAGGCACTGCGTCAACAGCAAGAAATTAACCTCAGCGACCCGGCAGTGCAAAAGCGACTCGCGGCGCAGTGGGGGTATGTGCCTGCTGACGCACAGCCCGCGCCAAGTTTCGCGGACGCCTACCATGGCGCGATGGAAGATGTTGCGATATGGAAAAAGCGAGCGCTTGAAGCGGAAGACCTGAACCGAAAGTTCGTTGCCGAGATCAACGGCCCTGCATACATGGGCGAACCCGCACAGCCCGCGCCGAGCGCCCTTGCTGAGGCCATCATCGCGGACATGCAGGCCCAGCACGACAGCGAATTGATAACAGAAAACGATTCTGGCGAGGCCCTGATCCGGTTGGATGGCGCAATCGCAGCGGTCGAGGATAACTTCGCACAGCCCGCGCCGATCATCCCCGAAGGCTGGAAGCCGATTCCTGAAAAGCACCCGACTTTTGATCTTGTCGATTTGAGGTTGGCAGATGGCTCTGTTCTTTGCGGGTGCGTTCCACAAAGTGACGGGGACTACTGGTGGGAGGGGCCGAGCGGCGGGGATGTTTTTATTGATCCGAGGTATGCACCAGTTACACACTGGCGACTCGCAGTCGCCCCGGAGGCCAAGCCATGACCGACCGCGAACTGCTTGAATTAGCTGCGAAAGCTTTTGGGTTCGGGAAAAAGAACCTTCCTGAAAAGCCGCACTGTTGGACAGAATCAGAATATCCAAAAGGGTCGGGAAAGCATGGGGCATTGTGGAATTACGTCGGGTATGGCGACACTGCTGAATTATGGAACCCACTTTCCGACGACGGCGACGCACTGCGGCTGGTAGTGAAGCTGGAACTGATCGTCGGGCACGACGCTGAAGACAAACTAGCGTATGCACAAGTCCGTCACCCCTACTACAGCGCCAACGAATTCTACGGTGGGTCTGGAATCAACCCCTACGCCGCCACCCGCCGAGCCGTCGTCAGAGCAGCAGCAGAAGTCGGAAGGAGGATGCCATGATTCAACTTACGGACATCAACGGCAGGACTCATGCCATTCACCTTGATGCCATCGCACGCCTTGTTGAGCCGGGAACGAGTGGCAAGTGGCACGGCGTTAACTGCTACGTGAAGACGTTCGATGGCGACACGATCGAAGTTCGAGAAAATGTTTTTGAGGTTATGGGGCTAATCAAATCGGCCCCGGAGGCCAAATGAGCAAGATCATTATCTACCATGACATGACCGACTTACAAGCCACGCACTACGTGATGAAAGTAATTCAAGAGGGGAAGGTCAGCAACGACAACACGCAATATTGTTACATGACTCGATTCACGAACGGAGTCGGCGTATATGCAGACGTGACGCGAAGTGGTGTACCAACGTTTCGAGTAATAGCAGCCCGCAGGAGGCCAAGCCATGATTAAACTTACAGACATCAACGGCAGAACACACGCCATCCACCCGGACGCCATCGCTCGCCTTGTTGAACCGGGCACTAGCGGAAAGTGGCACGGGGTTAACTGCTATGTGAGAACTTTCGACGGAGACACGATTGAAGTCCGAGAGAGCGTTTTTGAAGTTATGGAGCTGATCAAATCGGCACCGGAAGCCAAGCCATGACCGACCACGCAATCGTCCGCGCCGCTGCGGCGATCGGGGAGAGGATGGAGGAAAATCCATGAACAAGACAATCGGAACCTGCTCAATCTGCGGCGGTCGCGTGACCGTTCCGCATATCTGGGGTGGGGCTATTCCACCGACGCCGACCTGCGAGTCGTGTGGCGCAATGGCAGCATCGCATGGACCCGTGATTGAGATGCAGCGGCCAACAAAGACTGACGCAGCGCGAACGATGATCGCAGCACACTCCAAGCCGGAGGCCAAGCCATGACCGACCACGCCCACGAACTGCGCCGCTACGCCCGCAAGATCGCCCACCCAGCCGGAGACGTGCCCGCCGTGATGCGCGCGGCTGCGGACGAAATAGAACGCCTGCAAAGCGTGATTGCGGGCCTGCGCGCCGACTTTGAGACGGCTCATGCACGGATGATGACGAGCGCGGCAGCCGCGCGCGAAGCCTGCGCAAAGGCATGTGAAAGACTAACTAAACCAAGCGGCCCTGTGCCAGGGCACCCGATAGATGCGTGGTTGCTCGCCACATTAGATTGCGCCGAAGTGATCCGCGCACTAGGTAGCGCTGCCGCAAAGATTGGGGAAGGCATGGAAGCCCATAATTCCGGAGGCGAGTCGTGATCCACATCTGTTACTGGCCGGACGGGACGTGGTGCTATCGGCACGAGTTGGAGCAGATGGGCCATATGAGCGACGATTTTGCTCGGGCCGAACTGCCGGAAAACCCCATCGAAGACGAAATCCACGAGTTTGTGCAAAAGGAAATCAAATGAACCAAGAACAGCTGGAAGCCATTGGTGAGACCGTGGGGTTTCGAGTAGATGCCCTGATTGAGAAAGAGGGGGACCTGGGGCGTCTGGCCCTTTGCGTGGCTAGTGCCTACAGGTCCTTGGAGATCCTGGTTCACAACTCCTCTTTACCACCGGAGGTCGTTATCGCATTAGGGGATGTAGTCATCGAGTCTCTGATCTTCGCAGTCGGGTCTGAGCCCAACACTCAGTTCGCCGCCGTATATGAGCAGGCCAGCCGAATCCTGGGGGACGCGGAGACCGCAGCTAAGTCCAGTAGGGGCTTGGATCAAGCTGTCCGGGCCATCCTATCGAAGGCCAAATAATGGCACGCCCCCTGACCCACAAATGGGGTTCTAAGGTGCACCCCATGCTTAACCCCGCGCTCATGTCCGAGAAAAGCCTGAGTAAGGTACTGACTCCCCTTCATGTAAGTGTGGAGCTGCTCCCCTTGGGACTCTTCAATAAGGACCATGCAGAATCCGTCCTTAAGGTGATCAACCTAGTCGCGGCGGATAGTGCCAGTAGGGGCAACGGAATGTGGCAAGTCGCTGATGAAGTAGGTATGATCATTCTATCCATGAAACGTCGGGTAGACGAGGGCAAGGCTTGGAACTGTACTGTAGATGAGCGACAGCGACTTATCCACGGCATTGTGAAAATGGATCGATACATGCGGACCTGGACGAATAAGCGCTTTACTGTAGCGGCGATCACGGTAGATCGTACCAATTCCGAAGCTCGGTCCAAGGGGAAGGTATTCATGGATCGGGTCGAGCTGAAGAATTAAGGGTTGTCCCCGAAAATAGGGTATACTGTCAATGTACCAATACCCCCCCACTTAGGAGCCGATTATGAAACGCACTCAAGTATACCACACCGAAGCCTGGCTGATGTCTCTGAGCCCGGCGGTCCTGGAGCAGCTTACCCAGCCACACTTCGACGAATTAGTAATGTCCAACCTAGACATGACCGAGCATGGGTGGGTACGGCTTGGAAAGGCCCGGATTGAGGTGGAACTCGACATGGATGACCTCCCCCAACAAGCGGTCAAAGCCCTCCGTCTTAAAAAGGAAGAGCTCATGGCTAAAGCTCAACTGGAGTTGAATCGGATCGAAGACGAGATTCGAAAGCTCCAGTCCCTCCCCCTCTTGATGGACCCACTTGAATAATGGTTCAAGTTCAGAAACGCAAGCACACCCGGTTTGCCAATATCGGCCCAAGGCCCATTCCTGTGGTGCCGATCCAGCAGTTCACCAAAGTGCGCAATAAGTCGCATCATGAAATGCTGGAAGCCCTGTGGGAGATCATCGGCCCGAGCGTCGAACTCAACCTGCGCCAGTTACCTTTGTGGAAGGTGATCACGATGGCCTACTTTGAGGGCAGCGTTCATGCAGTACAAATGATGGAAGACGAAAAAGGCGAAGAATGATTTTTCTCAGTATTCCAATATTGGATGATTCGCGCTGGCCGCACGCCAACCGTCGGATGTGGACAACGGTCGACTTCAGCGTGACGTTCTTGAGCTGGGTGACTGTAGCGTGCTGGACGCAGGAATGTGAGTTAGACTTCTATGCCATGGGGTGGGAACTATGAATAAGCCGAAAATCTATTGCTTCTTAAACGTCGTCGGCGGCGGGGAAGGAATGGCGATCGCCATTGCCGAAGACGGCACGGTGCTGGGGTCGCACTGGTGCAGTCATGACTGCTACGTGCCGGGAGATCTTGGTGTAGAAGAAGGTTCCAGACCAGATCGCCACGAGACCTACGCCAAGCATTACCCGGACGGTTACGAGATGGAATTCGTGCCTAGCGGTCAAGTCGAGAAGCATGAGGGGCTCCGGCAGGCCATAGCCTCATACGAGACCAAGTGGGAGAGTATATTAGGCAGATGCGGGATGAGAATCTGATATACATCTTTGGGTGGGTCAGGTCTCGCCGAGGACATGCTGCGTCTCAGTGGCGTCTGGGAAATAAGCCGGATGCTCCTCAACTCAACCCATTGACCAATGCAGAGATCTCCTCCCGCTACTTCGAGAATCTCTGCAAGAGGATCGGGACCGACCGAGCTCGAATGATCAAGAATGCTATGCGTCGCGGAGCCACTGAACTGGTTGTTGAGGGTAAGGTCATTTGGCGCCGAGGTGAGGGAGTTAAGGATCGTGGTAATACTTCACATCTACCCAACAATTCGTGATGCCCGGGATGGGTTTGAGGCATTCGTTCAGGGTCGCCCGGACAGGTTCAATCAGACTGGGCTTCAGGGGCAACTCGGGGACACCTTGCATTTCTTTATGGGGCTGGGTCTCTGGTCTCAGTTTCAGAAGATGATGGGCATCAAAGCTGATCGGGTTCATCTTTACTTTCTCCCCAACCGCAGGACCTTGGCCGGGATCAAAGCCTATAGTCGAGTTCCACAAGAACACATCCATTACTACACACAAGAGGTATTTCATGCTGGTTGATCTGTGTCACAAAGTTGCGGCCCATCCTCAGGGGATCTATACCGGAGTCCGCAAGGTTGTCCAGGGGGTAAGTCACGAGATTCATGCGCTCCCGGAGGTGGACCTGGCTCAGCTGGGCTACCGTGGGGGTAAGGTCGCTCAGCTGATGCGGAACTACTTCAACCGGGAGGAGGTAGAAGCGGCTAAGACCAAACTGAAGGCCCGCCGATCGTCTCCCCATACCTCGGTCGCCCTGAACACTCTGGGAGAGAAGAAGGACACCCGGAGCCAGGGGCATTGCCTCCGGTCGATCGTGATCACTCAGACTCCGAAATGGACTGAAGTCGATATCCTGTATCGGTCTACCGAGGTGACTCAGAAACACACGGCCGACTATGCTCTGTTTCCTATTATCCTGGATCAGCTGGAGCTCGCGCACACCCCGCGGATCTATCGGCTATATTTCGCCAACTGCTTTTTGACGGCGCTTTTCGCCCCGATCCTGTTTCAACACACTGACCCTATTGAATTCTACGAATTCCTGAAGAGTCGAGATCCCCGGTACTACCGAACCTTCCTCAATGCCACAGCGAAATTCTTCGAGAAGGACTGTAGATATAATTACAAACATAGGCAGAAGATGTGGGCCATCGCTCGGGAGAAGCTGGATTGTCGGAAGCTGGCCGAATACTGTAAAATGAATGGGGCCAGTTTCAACGAAGAGGGACTATTCGATGCACACGACCTTTGATGATTTATTGAGTGAGGTGGCGTTCCGGTTCCAGACCGCCCCCATCGTAAAGCCAACTCACTGGCAGGGACGAAACATCTCCGACCGGCATGATATGCAGACCCATGAGCTCCTAAACCATAGCTCCACGGTCTGGCTTCCGGACGAGAACCTCAAGAAGTATCGTGAGGACATCCGTCCAGACCTCCCCTGGGCGGATGACCACTTCATGGAGCGGGTATCCGGCTATCCTTTGAATCCGGGACGCCAATGGGCCTTGTGGCGTATGGGTCAAGGGGCCGATGGGTTTCGAGATCCGGACGGTCGTTTCAATCACAACTACATGGAGCGGTTCTGGCCGAAGTACGCTAGGAAGGTTCCGGCTTCCACTCAAGCTCACGAACATCCACTGCCCATGGAGGGCGCACATCGGGGGATTCTTTATGAGTACGGAGATCTAGCTGATGTGGTCACCCTACTCAGTCGTGAACCTGACACTCGCCAGGCCTACTTGCCCATCTGGTTCCCCGAGGACACTGGAACGGTTCATGGCGGCCGGGCCCCTTGTTCACTTGGCTACCATTTCATTCACCGGAGGGGAGAGCTCCACTGCGTTTACTACCTACGGTCCTGCGACGCAGTTAACCACCTCCGGAACGACCTGTACTTCGCTGTTCGCATGATACTCTGGGTCCTGGAGCAACTTCGTAAGGAGGACCCAGAATGGAACGATGTTGGCCCCGGAACGCTGACGACGCATATCACTTCTCTCCACTGCTTTCGGGCCAATTTCCATGAGTTGAAGAATTGGATGAAGTAAGGGTATTGGGTTATAATATCTTTACCACTTCAACTGGAGCACAATAAATGTCCGCTCAACTCAAGCTGGTCCCCTCGCCCCCCGCTCCGAAGCGTGAGCTGCCCATTCGGGGTGAGATCCATCGGGCCTCTCAGAACTGGAGGGATCGGAACCGTCGCCTGACTCGCCGTTACTCCTGCATCGACAACGCTATTGGTTGGCTCACTCGCTGGATGTACCAGAACGGGAAGGTGGGGGACATGGCGGTCATCTACCATGGGGTTACTGGACTGGAGATCGGGACCATCAAGATGACCCTGAAGGGGCGAATCATCGCCAAATACATCTTCGAGGAATGAAATGAAACCGCTAGTCATCTATCACGCGAACTGCACAGACGGGTTCGGCGCAGCCTTTGCTGCATGGCTCAAGCTCGGAGACGAAGCTGAATATCTGCCGATGGAGTACGGACACAGCGTCGGCGCAAACCTCCCCATGTTTGAGGGACGTGAAGTATATATCCTTGACTTCAGTTTTCCGAAGCCGGACATGGTTGACATCTTTGCTGAAGCCAAGCTCGTCACCTGGCTCGACCACCACAAGACAGCATTTGAGATGTGGACGGGGCTGTACGTTAAAGACGGCATCCACATAGAGCACGATTACGATCCAGATTCCATGCAGCCGTGGGTGACGCTCGATGACACCAAATCTGGCGCCATGCTCGCGTGGGAATACTTCCACCCCGGCACCGAAGTCCCGATGTTGATCCAGCACATCGACGACCGTGACCGTTGGCAGTTCAAAATGGAGGGAAGCCGAGAATTGCACGCGGCGCTGGCCAGCTACAAGCCGTGGACTTTTGATCAGTGGTGGCGTCTTTTCTACGATAAGCCTGGTCTCGGCACCAACAAACGCGCCGACATGATCAGAGAAGGGGCCGCCATCCTCCGCGCCCACAACCAGCATGTCCAGGCGGCGCTGAAGCAAGCTCGCCTTTGCCAAATCATCAAACCTGAAAAGCAGAGGGGGCATCGCGTCGAACCCCCGTGGAGTCACAGAGTTTCTGGCCCCAACCACTTGGGCTATTTTGACGAAGCGTATGTCAGCGGCCTCGCCGTCAACGCCCCGGCGTTCCTCGCATCCGATCTTGGGCACGAACTCGCCAACAAATCGGGCACTTTTGGGCTCGTGTGGTCGATGGCCGGTGATGGTAAAATCCACTGCTCGCTGCGCAGCAATGGCGACTACGACGTGAGCGCGATCGCCAAAGCGTTTGGCGGTGGCGGACACCGAAATGCCTCGGGGTTCTCGACTGACATCGACACATTGATGGGGTGGATAAAATAATGCAACTCTGGAGAGTATTCCTTAAACACAACGAAACGGGCCGAAAGGCGGAGTACGTTACTGAGGCCAAGGATATGGAGGGAGCGGCTCGGAGGGCTAAACACCAGTATGGAGACCGCTGGAGCGTATATGGGGTGAAACCAGAACCGGAGGATGACGCATGAGACCTTCTCGAGACGAGCAGTTGATGATGAACGCCCTGGTGGCCGCGATGCGATCCACTTGCGGGCGTCGTCAAGTTGGGGCGGTGGCTTCTCTAAATGGGCGGCCATTAAGCTCCGGATATGCCGGTCCCCCTTCAGGGGCCGACCACTGCACTCCCGAGTGTGTGGAGCTCCATAAACTGGGCTGCCGCCGTACCATTCACGCAGAACAGAATGCCATCGCCTGGGCAGCCCGACATGGAGTAGCTCTTCACGGGGCTGAGCTGCACGTTACCCTCAGCCCCTGTTGGGAGTGCGCCGGTCTCATTATCAATTCTGGTATAATGCGAGTGGCCTACCTGGAGCAGTACCGAAACCCAGAGGGCATCTACAGACTCCACGACGCGGGGATTCAATGCGAAATAGTAACTGTCAACTCTGCCCACTTCACCTCTCTTCAGAAGTTGTATGCCTCATTGACGAGCCGGTAGCCTCTCCGGTAATGGTCATTGGGGACGCCCCAACGGGGACGGACCTCCGATCTGGATCCTACCTGTCTGGGCGCCTGGGCCAAACTCTGATCGACGACCTGGCCTCCATCGGGGTTACGGATTTCTATTACACCGGGATCGTCAAGTGTCAACCCCCGGACGGACGTAAGCCTGAACCTTCCGAGGTCCGAGCCTGCTCATCCTATCTTCAGGAAGAGATAGCTCGCCAGAAGCCCAAGTTCGTTCTGGTTGTCGGGGCCACGGCGGTGAAAGCGGTGTGCAAGGAGGCCACTCTGAGCGCCGCGGTGGGTAAGGTTATCGAGAAGGACGGGATTACTTATGTCCCCTGTTTCTCTCCAGCCTATGTCATCCGAGACCCAGGGAAGATGCCGGAATATAAGCGGACTCTCCGTCGATTCAAAGATGTGATGAACGGCAACCTGAATAAGGGTGAAGCTAACATCCGAATTCGGGTTGTGGATCGGTCCAACCTGGAGGAGTTCCAGTCTCAGTTCTCTGAAGAGAAAGAATTCACATGCGACTTGGAGACCTCGGGGCTGGACCATTACAACCAAGACTCTTATATTAACTGCGTTGGAGTGTATCTTCCCAAGGCCGAAACCGCCTGGGTCCTTCCCATACGTAAGGCCCCCACGCTCCCCGCGGAAGCCCAGAGGAAGCTCCTCCATTGGATGGCGGCTCAGGGCATTCCGGTATCCAACCAGAACTGGAAGTTCGATAGTCTCTGGCTCTGGAAGAAGATGGGGGTGCAATTCTATAACAAATTCGACACTATGCTCGCCCATTACAACCTGGACGAGAACAGCCCGCACGGCCTGAAGGAGAATGCCCGTCTCTACCTGAACGCCCCAGACTATGACCTCACCACGTCTGAGAAAAAGGGTAATGTGGAAGCCAGTAAACTCTTCACGTACTGCGCCAGGGACACCTACTATACCTACGAACTGAAGAAGATCTACAGCCGAGAACTCATGGGGGACTCGGACTCCCGTCGCATCTTCGAGCTCCTGACCATGCCGGCGGCCCGCATGTATGAGGTCATCGAGCGGGAAGGGCATTATGTCAATCTGAGCCGTTTCAAACTCACCGAGACTGAGCTCGCCGAAAAGCTCAAGCTGGCCGAAGCTCAGTTGAACCGAGTGCTAGGGAAGCCCATCAACTGGAACTCCTCAAAACAGGTGGGGGAAGCCCTGTATGGGACTCTGGGGCTCACTCCATCAGTATTCACCGAGAAGGGAGCCCCCAGTTCAGGTGAGGCCGCCCTATCCGGGCTAGACCATCCGGTAGTGGCTCTTCTGGTAGAATACAGGTCTCTCCAGAAGATGCTTTCCACCTACATCGAGGGCTGGAAGGAATTCATGGTCGGTCCGGAGCTTTTTCTGGGGACCAAGCTGCATGGGACCGTCACCGGCCGATACTCCTCCCGACTGCACCAGGTCCCCAGAGATGGGACCATTCGAAACCTGATTGAGGCTCCGCCGGGGTGGACCTTCGTTCAGGGTGACCTGTCTCAAGCAGAATTGAGAGTGGCGGCTATCGCCTCCGGAGATCCGGAGCTCATCCGGTGCTATAACGAAGGGATTGACGTCCACTGGAGAACAACCCTGAATGTCCTCCAGATGGGTGGATCGGAGGAGTACATTCGAATGGCTCGGGAAACCGTAGCCAAGGATTATCCCCTGGAGTATGACGCCCCTCTGGAGCAGATCTGCCATCTCCTGAGCGTCATGGGCCACGACCGAGCCATTGAGATTGATAAACGGTGGAAGGAGAAACGAAAGCAGAGTAAGGGCATCAACTTTGGCTACCTCTATGGAATGGGAGCTTGGAAGTTCGCAGAATATGCGAAATTGAAGTACGACTGGGAAGTCGACCATTATGAAGCTGAGGAGATCCGGAACGCCTTCTTCTCTACGTACTCCTCCCTCTCATCCTGGCATGAGCGTCAGCGTCAGCTGGTGAAGATTGATGGGTTCGTTCGATCCCTAATCGGTCGCAAACGCAGGTTGCCGGGTATCTGGTCCCCTGACAAAGGCGTCCGAGCTGAGTGTGAACGACAGGCAATCAATTCCCCGATTCAGGGGTTCATCGGGGACCTGAAGGTCATGGGGATGCTGGACATCTATGACAAGATCCAAGTCCCCTCGTCTGGATCTGCTCTCCGTATCAAAGGGGAGGTCCATGACTCCATCTTGATGTGGGTTAAGGATGAGTATCTGGAGGAGGTTCTTCCTCAGGTTAAGGAGTGTATGGAGCGACCATCCACTCTGATGAAGTTCGGAGTGGAGCTTCCGGTCCCCATTGTGGCCGACCTTGAAGTTGGAGTGTGGGGAGCTGGCAAGACCTGGAAATTCTAGTATGAGTTGCGGCCTACGGGCCGCATTTCTTATATAATGGGTTTGTAGGAACAGGAGACCCTCATGAAACCGAACCGCAGCCAGTACTTGGAAGTCATCCCAACCCATGTCAAAGGGATTCCCGCTCAGCTTGGAGTCACTCACTTCGTAGATCAACCCGCCGACCACACCTGTTGGGATAGCGATTTGGACTACTACGGCTACACGGAAGTGGAGATGGACCTCCTGGACCGTAAAGGGTATCCGGCCGCTTGGCTGGAGAGGAAGCTCACTGATGATGATCGGGAAGAGCTCAAGAATGAAGCCATCAGCCACCTAAGGAGCCAGTATAATGATTGACCTTTTCAACCAGATCGCCAAATCCAACAGCCCCAGCGATAAGCTGGCGCTTCTTCGGGAGTACCCTTACCAGGAGGAGCTCAAATTGGTTCTGCGCCTAGCGCTGGACCCCTTCATCACCTTCGGAGTCACGGATTTCGATCCCGCTCCCGAGAATGAGTATTCTCCATTGGGATATTTCCAAGTCCTGGAGAAGCTGGCCTCCAGAGAGCTTACCGGCGGGGCCGCCAGGAGGGCTCTGGGGCTATCTGTCAGAGGCCTGAATGAGGACTATCACGAGCTGGTTCGCCGAATCGTTCGAAAAGACCTGAGGTGTGGAGTGGGGCCTGCGCTGGCTTTGCAATTCTGCCCCAACCTCATCCGAACTTTCGAGGTGATGAGGGCGATTCCACTGAATAAGGTCAAGCCCAAAACTGGAAAGTCCTACCTAATTGAGCCGAAATACGACGGGCTTCGAGCCATCGCGGTGATCAAGGGCCAGTCGGTTACCCTGCTCTCCCGCAATGGGCTAGAGTTCACTTCAGTGGACCACTTGAAAGAACCCTTGCTCAGACTAGCTAAAGGCCGCGACCTGTTTTTCGATGGTGAGCTGGTGAACGGGAATTTCAACAACTCATCCTCTGCGATCAGGCGGAAAAATCAAACCAATACTGATACCCGATACTATCTATTCGATCGGCTGGAAGCTGATGAATGGGGATCGGTCACCCGAGAACAGGGCCATAGAAGCATGCTTCTGGCTAGAGATTTCGTCGGCTTTAGTGGTGAGGAGTTGAAATTGGTTCCCACCCACCGGGCTACTCCGGAAGAATTCATGCGGTATTACAACCATTTCCTGGACCAGGGGTATGAGGGAGCCATGGTGAAAGACCCCATGGGACACTACCGGTTCAAGAAACATAGGGATTGGATCAAGATCAAGCCCGCTGAAGACCTAGACCTCAGGGTAGAATCACTTGTCCAGGGTGAAGGGAAGTACTCCGGGATGTTGGGAGCGGCTATTGTCAAGTACAAGGGCAAGCGAGTGAGCGTAGGATCGGGTTTCTCTGACGAGGAGCGACAACAGTTCTGGGAGGACCCCAACTCCATTAAGGGCAAGATCATCGAGGTGAGGTTCCACGAGGAAACTCCCGATGGGTCTCTTCGTCACCCCCGGTTCGTCCGGATTCGAGAAGATAAGACCCAACCGGATAACTAACCCTGGTATAATGAATTTGTAGGGGAAGCCCTCCCCTACAGGTTACAACCACTGGAGATTGAAATGAGAAACGAGGTACTGTACAGGGGGGAGGTCACGGGGCTCTCCTACCACCTGTACTCTCAACACATAGATGATTTGGTCCCCGGGACTAAACTGGAACTGGTCCCCGTAGAGAATCAATATGACCCCAATGCCGTGGGTGTCTTCTTCCGAGGGGACCAAATCGGATGGATCCCGAAGGCCAAGAACGGCCCTGTCAGGTCAGCTCTTCAGGAGCTGGGAGCCCACTCCGCCACCGTCCTGAACCATGACAAGACCCAGGGGTTTAACTCCCGTCTGTATATCGGGGCCGCCATCCGTCATACCATGAACACCAATACCGCCACCCAGGAGCCCAAAATGTCCAAACTCAATAACCTCATCGAGACGAACAAGAATTCTGCTTCCTCCGCCGCTTACATGGAAGCCGGCTACATCGCCAACAAGCAGCTGGGCAAGGTCCTGGGCAAGCAGCTGCCGATGATGGTTCGGGGCTACGCCGACACCCCGCTGGGTCATTTGGTTCTGGCCAATCTCGCCCTGCTGGCTATCGATCACTTCCGTCCCGATCAGCGTCAACTGCGCCGGCTGACTCAGGCCATGCAGGTCCAGGCTTACCAGGAGCTCCTGAAGGAGCTGGACATCGACGGCATGATCGATGATCTGCTGGAGAACGGCAGCATCAAACGGGCCCTGGCCAAGCTCAAGGACTCGGATGACGAAGTAACTCCCCTGGAATAACCCATCATCTCCGTTCACTCAACACAACAGCCCCCGAGGGGGCTTTGGAGTTTCCCATGACAGCTGATACCTTTTCACAGTCCAAAATCAAGGCTTTCCGTCGCTGCCGGAAGATCTATGACTACAAGTACAACCAGGGGCTCACTCGACGCACGGCTCCAGCTACGCTTTCTAGGGGCATCACTCTTCATGAGATGCTGGATGCACCCGTCATGGGAAAGGACTGGAGGGAGCCTCTGGAGAAATACCGTCAGGAGTACCAGGGACTCTGGAGTGATGAAACTGAGAACTACAGTTCCCCGGAGGACCTGGAGTCCTTGTATCTTCGATACCAGAAGCACTGGGCTAATGACGGCCTGAACTACCGGGGCCGTTCTGAAATCGAGATCGAAACCACCCATCGAGGGATCAAATTCAAGGGGATCATCGATAAGCTCCCCGAGGACCAGATGGGACGAGTGTGGCTCATGGACCACAAGACCCACAAGATCCTGCCCGATGAGGATGCTCGTTTCTCCGACATTCAGACGGTCCTGTATTACTGGGCCCTCCGTGAGGAGGGGGAGAAGGTCGACGGGGTTCTGTGGGACTACATCAGAACTAAGCCCCCGGCAGTCCCGGAGGTGCTGAAAAGCGGGGGCCTGTCCAAACGGGCAAATATCGATACCGACTACGACACCTATCTGGCCGAGATTCACCGGAACGGGCTTAACCCCGCCGATTATCAGGATATGCTTACCAAGTTGAAACAGGGCAAGAAAGCCTTCTTTCTTCGGGTGAAGCTGCCAACTCCGAATGAGTCCCTGGTCTCCTCAGTGGTCAATGACTTCTTCGACACGGCCGAGCAGATCTTGGAGGCCAAGTCATTCGAACGCAATATGACTCGGGACTGCAAGAGCTGTTCCTACTATCAACTGTGCTCGGCGGAAGTGCGGGGCCTTGACTCGGAATTCATCAAGAAACAGTTATTTACCGTGCGCGCTGACTAAGGTATAATACCATTTCCTATCAAACGCTACTGGAGAGCGTAATGAGCATTGCTGACAAAATCACACCAGTGAAGTCCCTGCCGAAGGTACTGTCCATGCTGGTGTATGGACGTAGTGGGACCGGAAAGACCACCTTCGCGGGATCCTTTCCGGGTCCAGTCCTCCTCCTAGATATCCGGGAGAAGGGCACCGACTCTCTGGCCAATTTGGAGAACATCGATGTGATCTCCGTGGACAAATGGAGTGAGGTCGAGGAGGTCTTCTGGTATCTGAAGGGTGAAGGCGGAAAGAAGTACAAGTCAGTGATTCTGGACCAGGTATCCTCGCTTCAGGACTTGGCCATGGAACACGCCATGGCCGAGGAGGGGAAAGACGTCATGTCCCAGCGACTCTGGGGTGTGGTGTCCGGCCTGATGAAGACTTGGCTGCTGAACTACCGAGACCTGGTAGATCAGGGAATCAACGTCCTGTTCATCGCCCATGATCGGACCAACAAAGGGGAGTCCGGGGAGGATGATGACTCCATCGACCCGCAGGTGGGCCCGCGCCTGATGCCCTCGGTGGCCGGCCTGCTGAACGGGGCGGTCAAGGCTATCGGAAACACCTATGTGAAGGAGGTGTTCCTGGAGGACAAGTCCCGTAAGGTGGAGTACTGCATGCGACTCGGCCCGCATGCATACTATACCACGAAACTTCGCAACCCCCTGGGGACTAGTTGCCCCGAGTCTTTGGTGGATCCGAAGTATGATTCCATCATGAAGTTGATGGTTGAAGGTGAAGTCAAACCGGTCCGTAGGACCATCCCTAAGTAAGGAGTAACACAACATGGTTATGCGTAAGCGTGGCGGTATTTCGGTGGACTTTTCCGGTGTAGAATCCGGGGGTCGTGCCATCCCCGATGACGACTACCTCCTGGAGGTCGTCTCCTGCGAGGAGAAAGAAGGTCGTGAGTCCGGGGCCGTCTACCTGTCCTGGAAATACAAGGTGGCTGAGGGTCAGTACAAGGGGGCCACGGTGTATGACAACACCTCACTCAGCCCTCAGGCCCTCTGGCGCTTGAAGCGTCTCCTGGAGGCCATGGGTGTTCAGGCGGACGGAAAGATGTCCCTGGACATCAACTCCTTCAAGGGCAAGCGAGTCCTGGCTCAGATCGCCAATGAGACCTACAACGGGAAGGAGAAACCCCGCGTGGTCGAGTTCCTCTTCGGAGAGGCTCCAGCGGGGGGGAGCTCCACCGGTGCTACGAACCCCTTCAAGAAGGGCTCCCGTGTCCAGTTCCAGTACGAGGGGGAGGACATGGTCGGGGTGGTCTCTTCCGTGGAGGGTGGCAAGGTCATCGTGGCCGTGACCATCGACGGGGAGGCAGAAGAGTGGGAACTCGAAGCCTCCGAGCTGAGTTTGGCTGAGTCGTAATCAACCGCGGGGGCTTCGGCCCCCTTTCACTTTGGGGAGAACCATGGATACATCCACTGCTGCTAAGCCCCCGCTCCCACTCCCTCGGGTGTATGTGGACCGTCACCGTCATACTTACCTGATGTTTCGGGACAATGAAAAAACCCGTCAGTATGTGTCAATGATAAATGGTCAGATCGAGATCATTCAGTTGACCCGAAGGGAATGGAAAGAGCTCATTCGATATAAGGAGTGCACTCCGGAACACTTTGCGGAGGTGTACCTGAAGAGCACCCAGGACATGTCACGCCAAGCCCGGGCGATTTTAAAGGGCATCCTGGGCCAGTCAGAAGATAAATTGAGCCCCACTGAATCCCCGCGTTTTCCCGAGGGGTCTATTTCCTTGCAGCAGCTATGCGAGGTTTATAACTGGAACCCTTCGAAAGTCAGAAAACAGCTCCGAAAGCTGATGAATAAGCCTGGCGGCCGATGGAACTTTACTCCAGATGAGGCTGATAAGATTGTTACCATGGTGAAAGAATGCCTACACCAAGAGAATACCAGCGATTAGCCCTGGGGTCATCCATCCCCTTCCAGTTGTTTGAGCTGTTTCTTTCTAAAATTCAATACTTAGATCCAGAGGGCTGTTGGGAGTGGACTGGCGCCAAATATCCCTCGGGGTACGGAGCCTTTGGGTGGGCCTACCATCAGGGTTTCTGTCAGCGAGCGCATAGATTTTCCTGGGAGGCCCACCATGAGCCTATTCCTCTGGGATTTCAAGTTCTGCATAGATGCGACAATCGTTCTTGCGTTAATCCCAATCACTTATTTCTAGGTGATCACACCTCAAACATGCTAGACAGAAACCGGAAAGGTAGACAGGCCAGACAACGGGGGGAGTGTCAGGGAAACCATAAACTTACCGAGGAGTTAGTGAAAAAGATCAGAGCGTCCAGTAGATCGGATAGGGAATGGGCCCGTCAACTGGGTATTTCTCATATGACCATCGGGAGGGCCCGGAAAGGAAGAACATGGAAACATCTGTAAAGTTGCGTCCCTATCAAGAAATGGCAGTGCAAGCCGCACTCCCTCATGATGGGTTTGCTCTATTTATGGAAGCCCGAACGGGCAAGACCCTCACCACCCTATGGCTATCTAGCCTCTGGGACTGTAGGCAGAACTTGGTGATCTGCCCGAAAAAGGCCATCCCCGTTTGGAAGCAGGAGATAGCCCTGATGGGCTTAGACGTAAATCAGTTCGAGATTGTCTCCTTTGAAACCTTTCGCATCCATCGACTTAAATTCCAGCAGTCCTGGGACCTAGTCATTGTGGATGAATCCCACCGTATTAAGGAGAGAAAGAGCCAGCAAACCAAAGCTGTCTGGAGCTTATCTCGCCGAGCTAAGAAACGACTGATCCTCTCTGGAAGCCCACAGGGTAACGGGATGGAGGATTATTACGCTCAGCTTAAGTTCATCCGCCCGGATCTCTTTCCCACCTGGGAGTCCTTCGAAAGGCGATACCTGATAATCAAGGATCGGTGGATCGCTGGACGTGAAGACCCATTCCCCGATATCGTGGGGTACAAGAACCAGGAGTACTTCAAAGAATTGCTGGCTTCAATCTCGTTCCGAGTTACTCGAGATGAAGTATCTAAAGTCAAGACCAGGGTCAGGAATCGCAAGTACTCCATCCCCTGGTCTTCAGAGTCCCGCTCCCTGTATGACATTTTGGACACGAAGCTATATTTCGAGGTCCAGGAGGGCCTAGTGTCAGCCGCCCATGTGTTAACTAAGGGGCTTAAACTACACCAGATCTGCGGGGGCTTTGTAAAGGATGATGAAAAGCAACTACAGGTGGTGGGTCAGGATAAACTGAATAAGCTCTGGGAGTTGATTGATGGTCCACTCCAGGGTTGCTCCATCGCCATTGTCGCTCAATATAAGGCCGAAATGGACGCTATAGCCCAGGGGCTATCAGCCCGGGGAGTTACGTTTGCCCAGGTAAGGGGAAAGCATCAATATGACCCCAAAGACCGGAGCCAAGTGACTATTCTCCACCCCAGCTCTGGAGAAGCCATTCAGCTAGCCCACCACAACCATATGATCATTTACTCCATGGGGCACAGTTACCTAAAATGGGCACAGTTCAAGGATCGTATAGTTCTGGTGGATACTCCACAGGTCATCTACCACTACCTGTTGATGCAGCAATCCATGGATGAGGTTATTTATCAAGCCGTGATCGAGAAGAAAAAGGCCTCGGAGGCCATCCTGTCCATTTACAAACAGGTAAGGCACTGATATAATGAATTCACCTGCTAAATTCTGGCAGTAGAAATAACCCTCAACCACTGGAGCACACCATGACCGAAGCCGCCCCCGTCGAAGCCCCGACCACCATCACCCTGTCCGAAATCTGCGCCGAGCTGGGCATCAAGCCCCAAGGTGCCCGAGTCAAGCTGCGCCGCAAGATGAAGGAAGCCAAGGGCGAAGGCTTCCGCTGGGCCTTCCCCATCGAACAGAAGGCCGAAATCGTTGCCCTGCTGACCGCCAAGGCCGAAGCCAAAGCCCAGGCCAAGGCCAAGGCTGAATCGGACGACGAAGACGACGAAGAAGACGAAAGCGAAGACGAGTAATCCTGCGCCGGCCAGAAGGGGAGGACATGTTCCTCCCCTCATTGTAGGAGTATTAGATGCCAGCCAATCCCGAGTCACGCTTCTGGAAACGCCTGAAGAAACTATTCGAGCGTGGACATATTGTTAGAGTAGAAAATCCAGCTAACCCCGGGACTCCGGATGTGAATGCCTGTATCGGGGGAGTGGAGTTTTGGTCAGAACAGAAACAGGTCCCGAAACTCCCTAAGTCCCCGGGCACCCCAGTCTTCACCGGCTGTTTGAAACCTGAACAAGAGCTTTGGCACGTCCTACGGAATAGGGCCGGAGGGAGGACCTTCATCTGTGGGTATGTTCAGGAGTCCGATGAGATCTTCGTGATCTCCGGAAGTCAGGCCGCGGAGTTCAATTCCATGACCATTCAACAACTCAGAGACGCCACTCTGAAAGTGGAGGAAATGTGGAAGCGTTCATGAACTGGCTGCTGGGAGGTCCCCGATGGGTCTCAAAGAGACGCCCCACAATACTTCCATGGGGCGATGAGAGCTGGAGGGAGATTCCAAGTGGCAGCTTTACTTTATCCCTGACCTCCTCAGGTCTTCCATATATTCCTCCGCTCGTCCCTGGGGCTCCTGGAGCATCCCCCAACTCACTTGGCCCAAAGGAGTGTCCCTCAGGACGTTCCGAGCGAAGTAAGTTCTCTTCCCCATAGGGGAGTTCAGGGTTTGATGAATCCCGGGGAAGTGAGAGATCAGTGCCTTAGACAGCTGAAGTGGTGACCCGATAACGGATCCCGCCGCCACCGTCTGGGCTCCCATACCAGAGGCCTGCGGATGTTCCACTCGACCCATCAGGGCCCTTCCCACGTCATCCATAGACCCCAGGGTATCCACTAGGTCCTTCCCCGTCTGGCCCATGTAGGGGTACAGGTCTTGAATAGCCCGGGGGTTGCTAAGAACGTCTCGGTAGAGTTGAGAAGGCTCTGAGTAACCCCGTGGATTCCGGCCATAAGTACCCTTAGAGGCCTTCCCATAGGGTTTATTCGTAATCACGCCGGGAACCACCACCTCCCGCCAAAAACCCCGAGCCTGATCGAACATCTCCTGGGCCTGCGGGTTCTTGGTACCCCAGGCGTCCACATCGTTCATCAAGCTCCCGTACAGGTTCTTGAGTTCCGTTCTGGCTTGACGATCCATCATTGAGGCCCCAGGGGCTCCGGCATCACGTTCCGCTCGGGACATGGCTTTCCCCACCGCGGTTTGAACCTTATGAAGGTCCGAGAAGGGGATGACCGGGGGCTTCTTTGGGTCCAGGAAAAACTGCTTGAGCAGAGTGGCCGCGTCAGGGTCAAACTCTTCCACCCTCTGAAGGATGGGGTTTTTGTCCAGCGAAGGTTGCCCCTTTACTTTTGGAGTGTATTTGGAAGCGATGTCCGAAACCCTAGCAGTGGCCAGCCCAGTCTTTACCCCGGGCAGGTTGTTCTGGACAATATAAGCATCCAAATCATTCCACATGGAAGAACCCACTTGCTGGAGGTTCTTTCCAGCTTCCTCAATAGCCTCTCGAATCTTCTCCCCCTCCAGAGTCCGCGTCTCCGTGGACCTCCCGGATCTGGACGGAATGGCTACATCTTTCTTGGCGGCCTCTGTGAATTCTCGAATCTGGCGCTCCACCGTCCGAGGATACCCGGGGAGAGACCGCTCGAATCCGGCCAGCGGACCCGATGGATCCAGGGAGGCGATGTCCCGCTTAACTCCAATGCGCTTAGCCGCCTCATCCAACTCCATGGCTTTAGCGCCCTCCGGAGTAAACCGCCCCGTGGAGGCGCCCAGGGCACGACCTATGGCTGACATAGGCAGCCCCACGGCCGCCGTGGTTCCAGCAGCCTCACCCGCCTGCACCGCCCGTGTCCCCAATTCTGATCCGGCACCCCCCACGGGTTTCTGGGTAGGTGAGAGAAACCCCCCCACACCAGCACCCAGGATCTGGGCTCCCAGGCGAGCGGGGAGAGCCATGGACATCCCAGCTTTCCCTGTGAAGTATCCCAGCTTCCCCGCGGTGGTTTCACCCACGGCTCGCTCCATAGCCTGACGCTCGGCTTTTTGGCGGTTGTACTCTTGCATCTGCTCAGGGGGGCCAGACCATACCGCTCTGGCGAGGTCCTCTGGACCCTGGACGAGTGGGTCCAGGAGGGACTGCTCCAGACCCCTCCGATAAAGTTCCCATCCACCCATGCCCTGGGTAAGAGGGCTAGGTTCCTGAGCTCTTCGTTCGGTCTCGACCCGCTGAGCGGCTTGAACCGCTGGGGACAGAATCATCTGACGCAGTTCGGCTTCAGAAAGGTCAGGGTTCCGAATGTACTCCAGGAACTCCTCGTCGGACATCTGGTTCGGATCCATTATTGAGCTCCACGTTCCTGATTGCCGAATTGCAGCATAACGCGATCGGAAAGGCGTTTCATCTTAGCCATCTCCTCAAGCATCACCCGCTCCTTGCGCTTATACCATCCCGGAGTAAGCATCTCGTTGTTCTGAGCCGCGAAAGCGGAGCCCTCATCGGCAATCCGCTGGTTGGACAGAGCCACTTCCTTCATAAACCTGACCAGAGCCTGCCGGCCCTCGTTGGTCAAGCTCAGGGTGGGACCCATGCTCTGCAACAGCTGAACTTCAAAGTTCGACACTGCGCCCGGGAGGAGGTTAGTACCATCCGAAGTGCGCTGAGCCAAAACCATCTTCTGAGCCACAGCATTCGCCAAGTCGGCCGGGCCGGTAGTGTCACCCACGTCCACTCCGAAGGTCTGGAAACCCGACCGGATCTTTTGAAGCAACGGCCCCAATTCACCTTCTGGAAGGTTAGGGTTGGAATACAGGTTCTCGAGCAAATTCAGCTGGTTGACCATGCTAGCGTTCGTCCCGAACAGAGTGTTCAGGTTCTCACGCTCCTTGAACAGGGCCTTCCCTTCCTCTCCACCGTAGGCCTGCTTATACTGCTCGGACCGCTTATCGCGAAGAGGCGGGGAGGGAACCCCAGAGGCCTCCTGAGACCCGGACGGGGCCTGAGAAGCCTCCAGAGCACGTAGTGCCGCAGCTCGATCGGGCTCCTGAAGAGTCTCTAGCTCGGCCCGAACGGATTCCGGAGTTCCTCTCATGTTCAGCGAGGGCAGATTTGCCGAAGGCGAGTCGAACTTCACTCGTGGCTCATTGAAGGCCTGAGGCCATTGCTCCTGAGCTGGAGCCCGAGTTGACTGAGAAGGTGCTTCAGCACTGGAGGGCCCCGGAAGTGCGGACGCCTTCATCGGAAGACTTCCACCTCGGGGACCCAAAGGCCGGATGGCAAAATTCTGCAGGTAATTCTCGACTGTTCCCATAGCCTGCTGCTCAATCCAGGTGGACCGGGCTTCAGCCGTAGGGAACTGGTAGTCCTTAGCGATCTGAGCCGCCTCATTACGAGCCGACGTATAAACCGTGCGAACTTGTTCGGGAGTGGGCTGGCGCCCCTGCAAAACGCGGCCGCCTCCGAGCCCACTTAGACTCGTCAGGCGCTCTTGCATGGCGCGTTTTTCCTGCTCCAGTTTGCGGTTTTCAGCCTGTCGAGCTTCCTCCTCCCCATAGAAGGCCGAACCAGCTCGGCCGATCAATTGACCCCAGTGCGCGGGGCCCTGAGCGGAAGCTTGAAATAAGGCGGAACCCAGACGATCTATCATCGACCTCTCCTGGAGGGCCTGAGCCGGCAATTCCTGAGCCATGTTCAGTCTCATCTGACCCGCCTGTTGGGCCAGTTCGGGCGGGCTCGAGGGAGATGACAGGTTACTGGAGATCAAGTCGGAGATCAAGTCATCCGGCTCTTCTCTTGGAAATCGACCCCCATCCGCGTAGCGGGCGAGACCTCCTTTTTTGAACGATGCCGACCAGTTGTTGGATTGTTGCGGCGTGCCAGCTCCGAACAGTTTGGCGTAGTTGCCGAGTTGTTCCCAAGGGTACTGCTGCTTTTTGCCCCATTGCTCGTATTGGGCGTCCCGTTCTTTTTGCTGTTGCTGTTGCTGGATCGTTCCGGCATTGAGCAGTTGGCCATAGTCGCCGATGGAAAGTTGCTGCTGCGCCTGCGCCAGATTCCCCAGCCCGGTGCCCGCCGCGAGTTGTGCGCCGGACTGCTGGTTGGCGAGATTGCCGAACATCTGACCGGATTCCAGGCCGAGATTGGCTTGGCCGAGCCCCTGCGTGTATTGCTGCGACCCAAGTCCAGCCAACGCCTGCGAACCTTGCATCCCCAAGTCGGCTTGGCCGAGCGCCTGATTGTACATCTGCCCGCCTAGCCCCGCCAGTCCCTGCGCGGACGCTTGGCCTTGCTTGGCCCAATTCAGGTAGTCGCCCATCGCGTTGGTGTAGCCGGTGTTCAGAGCCGTCGCCTGCTGCCCGAGAATCTCCCGTTGGTTGCGTGCTGCCGCGTCCGACATCATCATCGCTTGCCGCGCCGAGCCGTGCTGTCCAAGTCCGCTAAACGCGCCAGTCAGACCGGGGAGAACCTGGTTCTGGAACTGTTCGTTGCCGAGTCGGCCAATCTCGCCAACCACCCCACTGAGGTACGGATTCAGGTACTGCTGAAGTTGATTCGGGTCGTACTGTCCCGCGCCCGTGAACATGTTGGCGGCTTGGCTATACATCGGGTTTCCGACGTTGGCCAAGTCTGCACCCATCGCACCGCGAATGCCCTGCTGCGCTTGCTCGTACAATCCAGAACCGATGCCGGCCAGATCCATGTTGGCGGCGCCCTGCACGGCGTTTTGCGCTTGCCCCCACAGGGGGTTCGTACTGGACTGGCCGATCAGCTGCCCCGCCTTAGTCAGCTCCGGTTGCCAGTTGCCGACCGAGGAACTTGCCTGCTGAAACGCTGCCTGCTGCTGTGGAGTGAGCCCTGCAGTCAGCTGACCCGTGTAGGGTTGGTATGCCGTCCCAGCTTGCGTCTTGCCCGTTTTGAGCAAGTCCATGACCCGCGTGTTCCACTCAGGCAGTGTCCCGCTGTTTTGTTCCTGATAAGAGGTGGCCATGTTATTTCACTCCCTTCAAGTAGCCAAGCGCCCCCTTCGAGGGCGGCGGGATTTTGCTGGCCGGCGCAGAACGCTTGTGCTGGCGGATCGCTTCGCGCATGTGGTCGAGTTCCCGAGCACCTGCTTCCGTGTTGCCGTCGCCGAGCGCAGCGACCGTGTCCGCGTCGAACACATACTCGCCGTGCGACAGGCGAGCGTTCACCCCGTCCTCTTGCCCGGGAGATCCACCAGCGAGCAGCCCTTGGACCCGGCCCAAGCCGCCCTCTGCGAAGTTCACGTTGGTGGCACGATTGATTGCGTCCAGCCGATCGGCCGAGGAAATCCCGACTTGCATCGGTCCGCCCACATCCACTCCGGCAAACGTGGTGGCGCCTTCCGGGCTCAGACCCATCTTGTTGCGCACCGCTTGCGCGTAAGCCAACGACGGGTCGAGGTTGATGCCTTGCCGCGCCTGAATGATCTGGGCAAGCGCGTGCATCTTGGCGAAGTCATCGCCCGCACTGAGTTCTCTGTTGGCCTGATCGCCTTCCATCTGCGCTTCCGCCAGATCGCGTCGAGATTTGTAATCTTGGTAGGAACCCCAAGCGCCAAGTGCGCCCAGACCCAATTTCGCGACATCGCCGAAATTCAACTCGCTGACCACGTCATCGACGCCGGAAACCAGATCATCCCACCAGCTGCTTTCAACAGCCGACGGCATCCAGTAGCTGTCGTCGAGCGTTTCCGAGCCTGTAAAATAGCCACCGCCGGAAGGCTCGAACCCGGCGTCCGAGTAAGGAGACGACACGAAGAATTGGTTCGAATCGATCGGGGTGCTCGTGCCCCAAAACGGATCGTAGGTCATTTGTTAGCTCCTCAGGTCGCCAGGTTCCACATGGAGCAGCACGCGGCCCATGTGATAATCGCCGTTAAGTGTGTTGGACTCAAACTTCATCGTTATGTGCCGCGCTTGGTGCCGAAGATCGATCAATTCGGTCGTCGGCGAGAAAGTGTACACTTCGCTGTTCACGACCGGCGCGGCAGCGAATTCACGCGAGCGCACAGTCATTTGCATGTCACCTACCTGCACAAAGTCTGGTTCGACTCGGCTGGTGCGAATCCAGTTGTTGACGCCCTGCGGCGCCTCGCCCGTTGGACCACCAGTCGGATAGCCAAATTCCGAAGTCTCGAAATACGACGGAATCTCAACCGCGTTGGCGTCTTCGATTGCGTTGTGGCCATACTCTTCTGCATACGAAGAATAGTCGCCGTCAGCATTCGGGGTGCTTCCGAACGAGATGGGGTAGCGCAGAACCCGTGACGCATAGCCTGCACTGCGAGCGTGCCGAGTGTCGTACCAGACATTTTCACGGATGTTGTAGATGATCGCATGGGTGCATTCTGTTGCGTTGCCAAACGGGAAATGCCACCAGATTTCGCCGTACCTGGTGTTCTTCTGCGCCCAGACCTTTGAACGTTGCGCATAGTTCAGGTTATCGAAGAACCAGTTCATGCTGCTGGGGTTCGGCAGCTCCTTGACAGTTCCATTATATACCAAGAAGCGATCCGTGGCGATCCAATAATAAACCCCATCATACTCGATAATGCCAGCGGGAGAGAGCACCGACGACATCGTGGAGATCGTGTCGAAACGGAAATCTCCTCCAGAACGTGAGCACAGGATCAGCGAATCCAGCGACCAGAACAATCCCGCGGGGGCCGAACCGCCACCTCGGAGCGCCATCCCCCGTACTATCTTAGATCCCGCTACGTTGACTTCGTTCGCTTCGTTATTTACGGCGGGCGTCCAGCTGTGCGGATTGTTGGCATCGCTATTGCGAATCTGACCATTGTTGCCGTAGGCAAAAGTGTAAGGCTGCAGCACGACAACGCCGCCCGAAACCATGAGGTCGTTGCCCGAGCCGTCCTGCAGCTTCGTGAAGGTGGCCGGGTTCGTACCGATCGTGGTCTCGTAGAGCGGCAGTTCAGTTTCATCCGAGATGTCGGCCAGATTGCGCGAACCGTGCACAAGTACCTTGGAGATGCCGCCGCCCGTGGAGTCGAAGATCGTGTCGGACTGGAAGGTGTAAATGTCCGAGTCGACCAACCCAGTGAGCGAGCTCACAGTCGCGGTGCTTGTCGCCGCGTCCGCAGTGGTAGTGCTCACATAAGCTTTGTTCCGCGAGAACGCGTAAATGTATGAAATGCCACTTTTGTATCCGACGGTCGCGCCGCGAACGATTGAGTCGTGATTCTTGGTGATCTCCTTGTATCCACCGATCTTCTTCGGGCGCCCGCGCTGAAACCGCACCCATTGGCCGTCGATGAAACTGGTCGAGTCCAGCCGCGTGCCATCCCGCGCAATGCCAGGGGCCGATGGGATCTGGTAGACAGGCTCTTGCCGAGACATTATGCCATCTCCTGCAATCCGCGCAGCGCCTGTTGCGCGTGCTGCGGTAACCAGTCGGGAATCTGATGCTGCGTTGGGCGCTGTGCCACCCGTTGCTGCTGCGACTGGCGCGGATCGAACGGAGAGCCAACCAGATTGCTCGCCAGTCGCCCGCCGAGTTGTTTGCCGAGGTTGCTGCCAATGGAACCTTGAATACGGCCCATCGTGGTGTTCGGGTCGCCCCCAAAATAAGCACCGCCAGCGCCAGCCAATCCGCCGCCCAAAGCACCGCCCAAAGCGCCCTTCAACGGGTCGCCGCCATAGAGCGCAGCACCTGCCGCGCCAGTCCCTAGACCCGTCAAAGCTCCGGTTGTACCTGCTCGCATGATGGGGTTCGAGATGCCTTTGATGAAGTCGGCGCCTTTCAGGTAGGTGCCCAGCCCGCCGCCAAGGCCGCCAAGTAGCGCCGACTTGCCGATGTCGCCGCCCGTGATTCCGGCGTGCAGAGCGCCCATCCCCGCGCCAGCCAATGCAGTGCCGGCTGTGGCTCCCAGAGCACCTCCCGTTGCAGATCCGAGGGCGCCCCCAAGCATGTTCCCGAGTCCAGGCACCGCGAATCCGGCGGCGATGCCGAGCGCAGTGCTCACGATGGGATTCGTGAACCCCGGCGAGATCTTGCCGAGCCCAGAGCGCCGTTTGTCCTTCTGGAAGTGGTCGTCAAGGATCACATTGCCTTCGCCGTCCAGGGTCAGGTAGTACGTTGTTTGCCCTTTGTCTTTGTACCCAAGCAGCCGGTCGGGGAGCGCCTGCCCTGTGAGTTTGCTGTAGAAAACCGCATTGCCGTCCGGCCCCGCCGTGACACCGATCTGGTCCATGTCGGTGACGCCGAGATCCCGTAACTGCGCTGTCGCTTCCAATGTGTTGTTGGCGCGGTTGAAGTGCTTTGAATCGCCGATAGCTTGGGTGCCCGCCACATCCTTGTAGAGTTCAGAGTCCAGAATCGTGCGCTTTTTGTTTGGGTCATTCGACCACCCCCCCCAGCCCGCCGAGTACAGTTTGTGTTGCATCTGGCCCATTTCTGGGTTATAGCGGTTGTAATTGTTTGGGTTCAGCCGTTGGAATTCTTCCACCATCCGCGCCGCGTTCGCACTACGCCCGCCCATCTGCGAAAGCGCGCCGCGCAGTTCAGGCGTCTGCGCCATCTGGCCAAGCACATATTCTCGAGCTTGAGAGTTGATAGCCATGTTAGTAAACCTCTCATCAATTTGCGGACACAGTTAGTGTCGGCATTGCTTTGTTTTGTGTGGCGTTGGTCATATCGCAACCCATTCAGTGTCGGGGTCGCCGACAACAGCCTTGAGGCGTATTTTCGAGTATCGACTGGTCAGCACGGTGACCGTCGTGATTCCGAGAATGCGTTCGGGGGGAGTCGGCACGATGCGAACTTCATTCGCTGCCGACATCTTAACAACGCAAAACTCTCGGCCACGAGCCGCCAATGGCAGGGTGATCGTGACGTTTTGCAAGGAGGTGTCGACCAAAACAAGTTCATCTGCACGACTGAGTTCGTAGTCACTCGCCACCGGTTCAGTCGGCTCCACAGACATCAGTTGAAGCCTGTCGGAGAAGTCCAACGGGACTCGAGGATGCGTATGAAGGTAGCAATAGCCGTTACCGGCCAGCTGGTCCAGCTCGTTGTCGGTCAGCGCCCTCATTTCTTCAACGTCCAAGCTTGTTCCGCGGGGTCTGGAAACGGGTTGGCAGCCCCTTTCCCCAGGATAGGAGCGAGCACCAGAATGAGGGCAGAGAGCATGTCAGGACTCCAAAAGGTTATGTGCCACTCGGCGGGCCCAGCCGCGACTGAAGGTAGGCCACGTGCCGAGGTCCGTCAAAAACATCAGTCGAAATCCGTTGTACCTCTTCGCCAATTTTTGGGGGTCTGTGGCCCGGACGGCCGCTAGAGTTTTCGGGCCGATAATCCCGTCATCATCCACCGCCGCTGCCCGCTGCAGCCACTTGGTGGCCTGGACCGGCCCCGAGTTGTACGCCCCATCAAACAGATCGAATCGAATGGAGTCCGGCATGAAATCCGCTTTCACCTCGTCCCAATATGCGGCCCGAGCAATGCGTTTGGCCTCGGAAAGGGGGAGCTCCCTCATATCCCCCTGATACCCATGCTTTCGAGCCACCCGCTGAGTGACCCCATACCGAGTGGCCCCTCCTGGATCCTTCGGGTGGTTGACAAACCCGCCCTCGTGACTCAGAAGAATGTCAAACGCTTTTTCGAAATTCATAGTCAAGCCGTCCTCTGCCAGAAATAAACGGCCAAGTACGGCATGCGGTTTTCATGGGCACCGCCGCCGCCTTGATAAGACACCGCGTGAGTGTGGTTGGCCGAGTTGCTACCAGTCGTAAATGTGTGGGTATGGGCGCCCTCGCTGCTCGTAGTGCCGTTGGCTTCGAGCGGCATTGCGACTCCCGGAGCGCCCCCTCCGCCCGCGTAGGCAAAGTATCCGCCGTCGCTCAATGGGGTAGTATGGGTGTGGGCGCCTGCGCTCGCCGTGGTGCCTGAGTGGGTGTGGTTCGCGCTCTGCGTTCCGGTCGCACCACCATGGTGGTGACTGGGCATCTCGTCGGTGGTCAGTGTCACCCGAGCCGCGCCGCCAGTCGCCCCAACCGCGTAGGTATCACTGCTCAAGGTGCCCACACCGATCAGCGTGCGCCCCTGTGCAATCTGCGACCACGTGCCGCCGATAAACGTTCCGGGGTTGACGTTGCTGGCGGTGATGTAGACTGCACCAACCGGGAATAGCATCAGCACCGCTGCCGCCAACCCAGCCGGGGTCACCGCACGAGTGGTGTCCACTCCTGCAGCGGCCTCTGCCGTTGTTGCCAACTCCACCAACCCAGTGCGTGTTTCGGTCGCAGTACGGCCAACTAGCCCAGCTGTAGTCACCGCCCGAGTGGCGTCTACGCCGGCTTGAACTTCCGCCAACGTGGCGAGTTCAATTAGGCCAGTGCGTGTTTCGGTCGCGGTGCGTGAAGACAGCCCGGCCGGAGTGACAGCCCGAACATCGTCCGTTCCAGTCTGGACTTCGGGGTCAGTCGCGAGTTCGATGATACCAGAAACTGTGTCACTTGCTACCGGGAACGTGATCGCATGTGTGTGGCTGGTGGAAGTAACCGCATTCGTGGTTCCAGTGGTCAGGGTTGAGGGGGCGCCCAGCGTCAACGTACGGTCGGCGGTAAGGTTGCCTCCTCCAGTGAGGCCGTTGCCGGCGATTATGCTGCGGGTGTTTGTGGTAGCACCGAGGTTTGTCAGCGCATTCACAGCGGTTGTTGCACCTGTGCCACCTTGCGCGATTGGAAGCGCGGTTTGTAGCGTCAAACCCGCCGGTGAAAGCGCCATGCGCTCGGCGCCACCAGCAGCGAAACCAATCGTGTCGTTGGTTTTACGATACAAGCCGGTGTTCGTGTCCAGAGCGAAGAACAACGACGGCGCCGTCGGCCCGCCGTCTGTCATCGAAAGCGTGCTGGTCACCGTCGTGGTGATCGCGATCGTGATGTTCACACCATCTGAATACAGCGCAGTTTTCTCGTTGGCATTGAGCACGACCACGCCCGCCGCAACCGCTGCAGTCTTCAGAGTAACGGTATGGGCACCCATCCCGTTCTCGACGCTCACAAAGTAGATGTTGTCGATAGAAGGAAGAGTCAGGACAATCGGCGCTGTCGCGGTGCCAATGATGCGAATCATGCGACCAGAAACGTCGCTGCTGGACAACGTTGCATCGCCCGCCGCCGCGTTGATCACCAGTTCGGTAAAGGTGAAATTCACATCCTGGCCAAAACCGACCGTGACCCAATTAGTGCCGGTGCTCATGAGGATCAGCGAGTCACCCGGCGAAAGCGTCCAAGCGCCGACATCGTTGATGCTTTGGCCCGAGAACGGCACCACTGAGGCATTGCCGAGAGCGCTGTTGCGCATGAAGCAATAGAAGCCAGAAGCCACCGCCGTCGCATCGGGGGTGGTCACCGTGATCGTGCCGACTTCGACGTTCAACAACTGGCCGCGATCTTCTTCAACGATCTGGTAGTCGGAATCAAGACCTCGATGCACAGCGGCAACCTGGATGGTGTTGCCGGCAGCAGCTTGCAGCCCTTCGCCCGCGAGCAACGCGGCGTCCGCGCCCGAAGTGCCAGTGCCGTATGTGAACATCGACCAGACGCCAGCCGCGGTCAAGTTGTTCGTGGTGTAAATGTACTTGGCTTCACCCGCCGCCAGCGTCGTGATCGGCCCACCCTCAGCATCGAACAGATCGATCGATTCTGCTCCGACGTTGCGGATCACCAGATCTTGACCGACGCTCGCCTCGTTGGCGGGCGGCAACAGAAGCTGCAACCCCGCTGCGGCGGAAATTTCCAAGATGTTCGTGGCCAGATACTGATCAGCGACCTCGCCCGAGAAGTTCGCTGACCATGCGAGCGTGCCGCTGTCGTTGAGCGTCAGGCGCGAATAGGTGGCTTCCGCGGGTGGAACGGTAAATGTACCAAAAACGTCGTTATAGTTAGCCATTGTTCGGTTCCTTCCCACGGATTTTGGTTGTTCTGCGAGTCAGCACCTGGAGCCGACGTTCACACGAAATCAGCAGAGCGAATGCCATCAACATCAACACCGTGATGTAGTCTGGCACGCCGCCCGTCGCAATCCACCAGACGCGAGCAACAGCTCCGACCATCGTAGTCCAGATTGCGAGCCGCACAGCCATATGGGTGTCAGGGCTCATACGAGCGAGAGCAGGTTCTGCGCGCCAAATGATGACGCCACAAGCGATCAAGCCGATTGTTTGACAAATGAGGTCAATCATTGCTTTTCTCCCTGAACCACCTGCGCGCCAACGAAATGACGCCTTTCCCTAGCACGTCCATTGTGAGCAAGCCGAACGCCAGTGCCAACGGGAACTTTGCGATTGGCGGATCCGCTGGCAGTTCGAGCAAGTGGATCGTTAGAGGTGTACACCAAGTGGCCGCGAGGGCAGAAAGCACCACGCGCCGCGAGCGGACCAAAAATGCTGTTGGTTCTTGGTACGTCAGCGCGAGCCAGCCGCCCGCTGCACCTGCAAAGAGGAGCTCGGGGTACAGACCCATGGATAAACCAAAAGTCGAGAGCATTTCGATCCACTTTTCCACTCAAGTGTCTCACTCGGTGTCGTCGGGCAGCCTCTCAACTGCGCTAGTTCCATCTCGCATAAATCTTACCTGCTCACTCAACGGCTTAGTCATTGCCATGATCTTTACTCCTTGTCTTTCTTGGTGTCAATCTTGTCTTCGATGCGATCAAGCTTTTTGAATAGCGCAGCTGAGAACTGATGGAATTCATCCTTGGGCACATAGCGGGATGGTAGCTCTTCCCGCAAGCGTGCAAGATCAGATCTCAGCTCTTTGATTGCATCCCATATTTGTCGTGCAAACCACCCCAAGGCGGCAAGAGCACCGCCTAGGAGTGAGTTAATGATGGATTGTGGTATTTGATCCATAGGGTGCAGTCTCTAGGAGGTTACTAGACGCTGTCAACGCATTTGCGCCTCGCTGGTTATGTGATGTTGTTCGCGTTAACACTGGTTGTCGCGCCGCTGATAAGAATCTTAGTGGCGCTCACCACATTACGAACATCGTTGCTAGTGGCAATAACACGATCACTGTTTGTTGTGTAGAAAGCGTAACGGCTGAAGCCCTCGACGTAGCAGCCGTTTACGATGATGGAGTTGTTTGTGCCAGTACCGAATGACCGTATGCCATCTTGGTCGGTAGCCGCTGCGCTGCCTACCAGATGTGCGCTATTTATCGTGACCTTGGAACTGTTTTCGATAGCGATACCGTGGCCGTTTGTAGACAGGCTACTGTCGTACTGCCCCCCCGAAATGGATACACGTTCCGAGTTGCGGATGTATATGGCACTCCTGCCAGATCCCCCAAGGCTGCTGACAGTATTGGAAGAAAGTGTCGCCCCAAACGTGTAGTCCAGAAGAATCGCATGATCCACTGTGTCACTTATTTGATTGCCAGAAAGAACTAGGTTGATGATCTTGTCGGTTCCAAAGCCGTGACCTAGCGCACTAATCCCGAATGATCCTGTACTCTCAATTATGTTATCGGAAACCGTAATGCGAGGTAGACCGATAGAATTGTTTAAAAACTGCTGGACATGAACTCCACCAACAACGGTGTCTCTTATGGTATTAGACGAAAACACCGTGCCAGGGCCGCGAAGTACGGCTCCGCCGTAACAGCCCGTAATTGTGTTGCCGATAAATTTCCAGTGATAACAAGGCTCATGGCAATCAACGGCCCATGTCAATTGCCCTGTAGAACCACAAGCAAAAACACCGTTTCCAGCGAACTCAAACCCCAGAGAAACAACACCGACAAAAGCTCCCCCAGCTATGGCGTGGCGTGAACTGCAAAGCCGATTTCCCGAAGCGTTGCCACCAACGCCGCCGTAAACCGCGATTGCATAGCCAGTGTTTCCAATAGAGCCGCCGGGACTGGTGGATCGAGCAACATCACAGTTGTGTGCCTGCGGTGCAATACAGTTAGCGAATGAAACACCTGTATCCTCTGCATCCTCGATGGAAACGTCTCGGCACACGGGCGTGTCGCAGTAGTTAAACCTAACTCCGCTATGCGCCGACCCAACACCACCGCACAAGATGCGACCGCCCTTGATACTGGCCCTCTCCAGCATCGTCACCTTGGTGATTCTCAGATTCAGTGACTCGGTGTACGCGAACGGAGACGGCTCCCATGTAGTGATTTGCGTTCCGCTGTTGACAGTACGGATTCTGGCAATGTGCCCTAGCGTCCCTTGAAATGGATCGCCACCGGGGGCGTATGGGTCGTTGGAGCGCACCATAATCCAATCGTTCGCAACCAATCCTGATGTACTAGTCAAAGAAATTGCCGTTGATCTGGCCGCAATGTTGGCGGTCACATCTAAATCTGGGCCGACCGCACCTGAAAAAGTGAGAGCAACTCGGTCCCCCAGAGACGTTCCGACAGAGACACCGCTGTAGTCAAGCGTCGCATCGGGGGCCAAGACAAGCGCCACCGCTGAAGAAACCGTCAAACCAGATGAGAGTCGATATGTGCCAGCAGGAAAGAACAGCCTCTTGCCGGCGGACGCATTGATTGCCGCCTGAATTGCCGCAGTATCATCAGTCATCCCATCGCCCACCGCGCCGAAGTCCTTGACGCTGACGACTTCGCGCGCCTTGTCCTGCATCGTGCGCACGACGGCTCCTGCGCCGGCCTGCTGAAAATTGACCATCGACTGCGCTTCCACCAGCACCGCATCGGTCGCTTCCTTCACTACGACGGTGTCGGCATAAACCTGTTGAGTCTGCGCCAGAATCAACGCGGCAGGCGCTGCCAAGTTGATAAAGTCAAGCGTGGCCTTTTTCGTAACCCCGTTCTGGACCAGAGGCATGATTTCCGAGCCATTCAGCACTTCGGCCTGCGGAAGATCAGTGATTCGTGTGCTCATGTATTAATCTCCGGCGGGAAATCGATCGGATCATTGTATTCAGTTCCGATGAAATCGGGTTCATCCAGGGGCACGTTTTGTTCCGGGCGGGGATTACGTACCGCGATTTTCTCAGTTTTTCTGGCAGGATACCTGTAAGGATCCTTCACGTCTGCGCAATGAGGATGCACGCGCAATCCTGGTGAATTCACATCTGACACCAGATCGTCCAGGTAAGCCTTCAGCTTGCAGCGATCACAAATCGCTACAGTCAAAGCGCCGCCGAGACGGGGTGGCAGATAACGGGGCATGACGGGTGACCTCCTAGACCATTGTACCACGAAAACTCGAACGTTAAACTCTGTATGAGGCAGTTCGAGGGCATGGGCGCGCGAGGGGGATTAGATTGATTACGGCGTTGGCCCGGTTGAAGTGCTTCCGAATGCCTCGCCGTCCCAAACCCAAGAAGTCGATGTCACTGGATCGGCAAAGCTCAGGTCTGGGAACGCACCCTCAACGACCATGACCCCGCAGATTTCGTACCAGTCGCCTATTTCCCACGGGAAGCCAGTCGCGTTGAAAAGAGACAGCTGAACTCTTGTGATTTCGGCGGGTTGCGTGAAGATAACAACTGGTAGCGTTACCATCCGGTTTGCAGGAACGTCGACGTTTCCGGCGGACGTTTTAGCCACTGTCGACCCCCCAGCGGGTTGATGTTCGACGTCAAAATTAATCCGCTGGGGTTTTGAACACCTGACAAGTACAAGGGCCGTATATGTTTTCCCCGCCTCCACTGGGATATTGTGCATGTACGGCCCTGCAACAGGAAGCGTTGGAGCCGCTGACCACGTAAGGCGCACAGCATGCCCCCCAAGCGGATTACCTGCCGCACTCGTGAAGGGCGCTGTACCACCTCCGGTATAGTACCATTTTCCTGAACCGGTGAGCGTCACAGCCCCGTTTGACTTCGGGAGGATCACGAGATTTTTTACAGTCGGTGTGGTAAATCGACTGTTTAGCCAATTGATCCGCCGCACTAACCACGTTATGGCAATATCAAATCGCGATCGCGCGTCTGGAGTGTATCCCCAGCGCCGCGCGTCGTTTAGCACTGCACCGGAAACCCGTAGAGCGAGACTCTTACCCCAGTCAATAACACCGCCCGGCTTTTCGACTTCGGCTTTAAGCACCGCCCACCTTGCATTCACGACAGCAAAAAACGCGGGGTCTGCCATCAACCGAATCCACCACTTCGCGTTTCGGATGTACCAGCCGGATGACGGGGCTGAAAAATCAACAAACCCGTGCAATGCCACCGATCCGCCGCCGAGACTGCGGTCGCTATCCCACAGGGGGCCAAAGAAAATCTTTCCCAGACTAGAACCAGAGTCCGCGACCTTGAACAACTTGCAGGACGAAAACATCACGGCGTCCGCGTTTCGCGTCAGTTCTGATACTAGGTACCAGTTTGCCCACGACTCCATGTCGATGTACTTCGCGTAACCTAGCTCCGGATCAAGCCAGTTGGCACCGTACAGCGCGGCCTCGAATGCGGTAAAGCGGGCCGTGATGTACGAGATCTGCCCGGCACTCGGGTCTTCCGGTTCCTCAAACTGAACCGGCACGTTTTGATTCGGGGAGCGGAAACCAGCGGCCCCTTCTGACTCCATGCGTTCATTAACCTCAAACATAAAGTTTTCTGTAGCAGGGTCTGCGACGCTGCTTCCCTCCGCTGTAACGATTGGCAACCGGCTTGGCCCCGACTTCACAGGCTCAAGCATCTGATACAGGCCCTGGTACAGCCCATTCAGATATACCTCGCAGTAAACCTCTTTGGGGGTCCATTGGGCTGACAAGCGACGGGCCATCTCGAACGCTACGGCGTTTCGGATGCTTGTCTTGTCGAGGTAGTTAGCAATCGCGCGGAAAGACTTCTCAGCGGGTAGCCCCAGCAAGCTGACTGCCGACGAAAACTTAAGCTTCATCGGCTTTTTTGGCTGTGCCCACGTTGAGTGGCCGTGACCTGAGACTGTAAATGCGGTAGGGGACAGCGCCGGCACGTTGTGCCCGTTTGGTTCTACAGAAATCGTCGCAGGAATGTACACCCCCAAAGCTGGGTCAGGAAGCTCAGCGCCACCGTCTGTGACGATACGCACAATCGGCAGCAGTGGAGCGACCGGGGTTGACTGGCGATATTCCTCCGTATTGATGCGCCCAAAGAGGCCGTCAAGGCGGATGACATTTGTCCCGACCGGCGCGTCAAGCACGATAACTTCGTGCTGTCTGGTTACTCCGACGCGCGCCACCCCTACAGGCTTCGCCACACAAATAGCCTCTGTATCAAACACTGGCAAAAGTGCCGAAAAAAGCTTTGCGATAACCGTGTTGGTTTCAAGCGTGCCGCGCACTTCGCCAGAGAACTCGTAATTGGCAGCGTTGATGCGCATCTCGGCGCGCGAGGATGTGATTCCCGTCTCAAGTATGAGCGGCATCCATGCTTGGGGCGCGGTCAGCACTGCAGCGTTCTTTACGGCGTAGGAGGTTTCGACCGCAGCGGCTGCGGCGGGGTCAAATACAACCCCCCCACCCGGGCTCGTTGTATAGCCCACCAGCCCAAACGCTTCCCTCAGCGCATGTTTTTGATCTTCAGTAGGGGCGGAACCCCCGGGAACCTTGCCCACCGTAGCGGAAGAAGCCATGTTGATCACTCCGAAAAAAGTACCAATTACCCGTCAATCACCAGCGGGAGACCATCTACCATAAGGTAAATGGGCGCTTTAGCCCCCGCGATGGCCGCCAAACCCGTGGTCAAAGGATGATAGGCCAACGGCATTAGAATACCCTCACGGAGTCAGTCACTGTGGAATCTTCCCAGACTTTGATAACCCGCACGGGGATAACCTGCCCCGCCCCGGAGCTTACAAACAGGACCTCACTACCCTGAGCGGTGGTCACGTGGAGATTGCCAGCACTCCCGGTGATAATGACCGAGGGCTCAAAGGTGTTAACGTCGCTCGGAACCACCGGAGCGGCATCATCGGGGTAACTCGGATGGGATGGGCTGGGGCTGGTCTTGGCCATTACGAAAGCTCCTTCAGTTTGTACAGGGTGCTTCGAACACGTGGGCAATAAGGTCGTTGATCATCCTTCAGTCCTCAGGAGAGTCTGATCGCCGCCCAAGCGGCGCTGAGCTTCATTCGAGACAGCCGCTACTGCACGATCGAACAGTCCCTGGAATTCTGCAATACGTTCTGAGCGCTTCAGGAATGGTTGCGCTTCCAGCAGCGAAGCGTACAGCAGTAGTTGGGGCGCGTACTGAGTGGTCCAATTGACCTGGTTCGACTCGCTCAAAGGCAGCGGGCGCTCGAAATACGCCAGCTCAAACACCTGGGGCTCTGCAGGAGTCGGGACCACGAGCAGATGCTCGTAATCGTAGTCGCTGTAATACACGGGGTCGCCCGTCTGTGACAGGTCTGGCCAGTACGACCTAACGTAACTGTATCCTCGCTGCTTCAGGAATACTACACTGCCGTTCTTGACGTAGAACCAACTGGAGGTTTCACGCCACCGGGAAGGCTTCTCAACCACCGCGTCGGAGGCATTGAATGATCCAGAGGCATACCGTACGTAGCCAAGCCCCCGCACCTCAGCCGCAATGCGATTCTCGGCCAAGGCGATGAAGCGGGGGATTTGAGCGATGAATGGAGCGTCGAAACGCTCGGCATACTGCTTCACATCCTCAATCAGCTGGGAATATGTTGTAGTAGCGGCCATAAGGCATTACCTCGTATAGACCCGAATGTTCGGAGCCAGATAGACCGGAGCGGAGTCAGTCTCACTCCCCTCAACCTCTACGGTCATGCCCTGAGCCATGGACTGGACCAAAGCCAGCCTCTCGGCGCTTACTCCCGGCAACTCGAATGCGAGACGCAGAGCAAGATGCCAGCATACGGCCTCCATCCAGCGGGATGGGATCTCGAGTTCGTTGGTCAAAGACCCCACGTCTTCCGGCTGACGGTAATAGTACAGAGACAGGCGACGGGTCGGGTCGTTCGGGACTGGCCACAATGTGATGCGAGGTTCGATCAGCTTCTCAAACCAGTAGTTAGTTGGTTGAGCTGATTCAAAGGTCTTATTGGGTTGACCCGCGTAGTCGTCCCGGTTGAACGGGGTGATCTCAATGTCCCGATAACTTCCATCCCCTCGGGGAATGGAGAGTAACAGGTTGAGAACCTCTAGAGCCCCATCGGGTAGCTGATAAGTGGCCTGTCCCGGGACCAGTGGAATGATAGCGTGATCCACGCACCACAGGTTCAGTCCTCGAGAGCTAAGGCTCATCAAGAACATGAACAGGGTTTCCCGAGAGGACTCCCAGGTTTCAGCAGTCAAGGAAGCGGGGCTCAGCCCGCAACGACGGATGGCCTTCTCCAGCAACTTGGCCGTATTGATACGGGTTTGCCCCACCGTGCCCGAAGTGGCCATCCGTCGTTACCTCATCAGAACCGACCGCCGGTATACAACACGGTCACGCGAGCGGAGCCGGCCGTGGGCTGGCCGTCGCTGGTAACAGTGGCGTAGACCGAAGTGTTGGCGCCGATATCGTCCATCGCGGCCAATTGCGCCGCGGTGAAAGTCGGGCGAACACGGCCCGCAGTCTTGGCATTCACCGCGCCTGCGTACTGCGTTCCGGCAGAAGCCGAACCGACGGTAAGCGTGGCCGAGGTCAGCGAGTTGAACGCGGTCAGCACATCGACCACGATGTCGACCAGTTGGCCCTCCATCGGGAGTACGAACACCGCCTCCTGCACCAGGTCCGTGTCGAAGTTGATCAGCGCGGTCTGTGACATCACAGACGAACCGACGCCCCGGCCCGAAGGGTCTTCCGAAACTCCGTCGCCTGTTTTCAGAGCGCCTTGCATGTAAGTCGACATAGAAATCTCCTTGAATCCTTGTTTATATTATCACGATGAACGCCAAGTGTCCATGCAAATCGAGGCCCCTGAGGGCCTCGATTTCACCCGGATTAGGCGCCGGCGTTGCCGTACATGTTGCGCCAGTCAGTCCAGCCGGACCCGAAACGCATCGTCGACTTGTAGCGCATCGAGTCGGTTTCGAAGTCGCCTTCCATACCCTTGTCAACCTTACGGCGCCAGAGCACCTTCAGGCCATTGCGGGCATCGGTCTGGACGAACCAGGCCGACGGAGAAGTGAGACGGGACATCACATGAGCGGAGTCCATCAGCGAACTCGACGACTTGATGGGGTTCAGGTCGTTGTTGCTGGTGCCGGCACGAAGCACGGATTTCAGCAGGACTTCGGCTTGAAGCATGTTGCCCGGATGAACCACCAGCTTCTTCGGAGTCAGGCGGATTTTCTTGCCTCGGGAGTCCTGGGCCTGACGAATCGTGATGATCGACTGCTCCAGGGACGTCTGAGACAGGGCCGCCGGGGTCAGCAGGTTGGACTGCACACCGCCGATGATCGGATGCGATGCCGAAATCAGCGCCACACCGTCGCCGCCTTGATACGAACCGTTGAAAGCTCGGTTCAGGTGGTTGCAGGTCACGGTTTCCATGGTCTCGTCCATCGCCTGGGCGAGGTGCTTGGAGTAGGTCGAGCCCACACGGATGTGGTCGCCGTCCTCGACCAGGACTCGGGTCAGCGCGAACGCCAAGCCGTAGACGTCGTAGGTGTAACGCTTGACGTAGAGCTCGCCGCCCTCGTCATACGTCACCGGTTGACCATCGGGCAGAACGGGCGCCGCACCGAAGCCGAACAGCACGGGCTCTTCGTGGTACGCTCGCTTGATGCCCTCTTCTTCGGAGAAGATGGCCTTGTACTCGTCCTTTCGTTGCGTGTAAACGCCGTCGAAGGCTTGGTTCAGGATCGGCTCGACGATCGACCGAAACTGGGTACTGCGCATGATTGTTCCCGCCACAATAATTCTCCTTGACGTTAGCGGTTAATTTTTCATACCCAACCGATAACCCTGAGCAACCAACTCCTCTGCTCTTTCAACTGAAACCCTAAAACGATGTTCGCCATCATTGACCCACACCATCCCTTTGCTCACGCCCATCTTTGCGCGCGATTCGACAGTATGACTCTTGCCAGTAAAACGCGGCTGACTCGCAATAACCTTCAGCCTGTGTTCTTCCGACAACTTGGCGCCCTTATTCCAGGGTGTGCGGCCTTTCATGGTTTCAGAATGATTTTTACGCCACTGTTCCGACTGCGCAAAACCTCTGACACCATCCCCACCACTTGTCTTATTAGACAAACGGACATCCATTCGTTTAAGGCACTTGATCAAACCAACTTCCAGATCAAAAGCGATCTGCTCTGACGAGCATTCGATCGTCCCGACCAGGATGTTTTCTGCGCCATACTTACGAACAATGTTTCTGTGATGCGGATTAGACCGGTTCAGTTCATAAGCCCTACCATCCTTGCCTTTGCCAACATAGAAAATGCCAAAAGCATTCTCAGTGTTGGGTCTAGCGTGGAGGTAGGCGTAGTAGCTCATGGTTCAGGTGTGAATCAGATGGCGACTTTGTTCGCCACGTACTGGTGTTGTGCGATCTGCACCAGAACAGTGGGGAATGGGTTGGTGGTGGCGCCGTACGCACCGTCGCTGCCGAAGCCGACGATGCGGAACTGGCCTTGCACTGTTGCACCGACGAGCGTGGCATCCAGTGCCATGGTCGAATGGCCGGTAACGGCATTCGGCGTGCCCGCCACGAGGTCGGCTTGATCACCGATCGCGGATTGCACGTAGGCCGAGCCGCCAGTTTCGACCTGGACTTCGAACACGTTGTCGGGGTCGTCGTAGACGTAGGCCACGATTTCGGTGGCACCAGCGACTGCGCCGGGCCAACGCTTGCTGAGGGTCGGCTTGCCCGCAGCGTCCTTGTACTGGACGCCGGCGAAAACGCCAACCAGATCGGCGGTTGCGGCACCGACGATCAGCGTACCGCCGGTGGCCAGGGAGACGGCGTCACCATAGCCAATGGCCGTGGCGTACGTCGCGTCGATTGTGTAGGCATGTGCCCGCGATTGCCCCGAAGGGTGCTTGCGGAGCAGAAAGCCAAACGGGGAGGCAGTGAGTGCCATGGTTCAGTCCTTATCCGAATGTGGGAGTTCGAGTCGGGCGGGCCAGGGTGTCGAAACCCTCGCGCTGACCGAGTCTGTTGCCTTCGCTATCTTGCTCGCCGAGGTCCAGATTCGCCTTGAGCATTTCTTCTTCTCCCATCGGGAGCTCGTGATGGAAGTACTTCATCACTTCCTGGTAGAGCTCCTCGGGGATCTTGAACAGAAGCATCTCATTGCAGGCGATACAGCCCTCGAAGTCGCCTTCCTGAACCCTGAATTGATGGAAACCCGGGATCTCCGTGACCTTCACCGGCTCGTAACCCTTCTGCATGCGTTTGTAGATAGGATCGGAGCTGTTGGTCGTGGAAAGCCAGCAGTAGTGCCAGCCGGGCCTCGCCGGGGGGGTCGGGAGTACTTCCTGGTGCCACTCAGAGCGGATCATGCGAATGCGCTCTTCCATGGTCATCGAAGTCCCATCTTCCTGGGTTCGGGCGAAATCTTGAGTCTCGCGATCGGCTCGCACGTCCGGGGCCGCCGACTTTTTCAGCCGGTCCTCATTACCCATCACTTTGCTGTCGCTCATCTGATCGCTCCTTAAGCCTTGTTGCCATTCTGTTGATCGTATTCCCGGAACCGACGGACCGCTTCAGCCCGTTGTTTCGGATCATCCCAGAGTCCAGCATCCTTGAGAGCTTGGACTCGTTCGGCCGAAAGCCGAAAAGATTGATTCGAAGTACGTGACCCGCTATCCTTACCGGAACCCGAAACAGTGGTTCGAGGCTTGGTACCACTGATTTTACCACTATTTCCGCGGTGCGGGAGATACTTTTTCACTCGCGTATTCAATTCCTGCCAATACTCTCGAGTAGTAGGGTCCCAACCCTCCTCGGCCAGCTGCTGGTCCAGGGTCAGAGTGATACGGGAATCAGGGTCGCGGCCGGAAGGATCATACCACTTGTTGTTGTCCATCCAGTTCCTGGCCTGATCCACAAGCCGGGGGTCCAGGGGCTGAGGTGTCGCCTGGCGCCGGCGATAGGACTGCTCGTAGGCCTGAAGCTGGTTGAACTTCTGCTGAGCCTGGAGCATCTTTTCCGTGGCGTCCGCCACCAGGGCTCCGTTGCCAGACTCGGTGGCCACTCGAATCTGGTCCTTGAAGTAGGCGTATTCCTGGGCCGTCTGCTTCTTCGCGTTGTCCAGCTGAGCCAGTTCCGAGCCAGTATTGCGGCGCTCGATACCCTCCACCTTGGAGCGAAGCTCATCGATCACCGCCTTGGAGGCGGCCAGCTCACGACGGAGAGTGTCTTCACGCTCTCGCTGAGCTTGCTTTCGCTGTTTGCGTTCTTCCCGACGACGGGCTCGAATAGCTTCTCGATCTTCGTCGGAGTGACTGGAGAGGTCATCCTCATCAGGGTCATCCAAGTCATCCGACCCCTCTACGGAGACCTCTTCCCGGTCGGTCTCCAGATGGTCATCCGACTCATCCGACCCCTCGGGCTTCACTTCTTGGACCAGCTCTTCGCCGGTTTCCAGGTCAAACTCGATGTCTTTCTCAGCCATCTTCATCACTCCTTGTTGAGTTGTTCTTTCAGTGCGTAGCCCATCAACGGCCACATCTTGTCGACTGCGTTCTGACGGGCGATCTTGCGGCCGAGCTCGGCGTCGAAGTTCGCCGGGCTGGCGCATGCGCTCTCGCCGGTCACGGTGAAGCCGTTGCGGAGCACGAGGACGCAGAAGGTCAGGAGCGAAAGCGCCGGGGGAGCCACGTCGCTGCCCTTCGGTGGATTGAACGCTGCGAACGCTCCTTGCTCGGCAGTGAAGTAGTGCTCACTGGCGATGTTCGCTTCGATGTCAGCCGGCGTGACGCGCGGCGCGGTCAATCCTTTGGAGCGGATTTCCCGTTCAATGTCATCGTCGGTCATCGCACGATCACCCAGTCTTCGGACAGCATGTCACTTTGCGAAGCCAGCCAACCCATCAGGATCTCGCCGGTCGCTGTTTTCATCGTGATACACGGCAGGACGGTTGCGTGACCCCCGTTGTCTTCGGCATATCGACGGTTGTTCTCCGACCAGAACCCCTGAGAGGGGATGCTTCTGGCCATTGCTAGCGAACCCCCATCGCAGGACAGCGAGAGCCACATCCCCTTGCCATTCCAGCCAGCTCGGGCGACTTTCTCGCCAGCCTTCAGGGCTCGGAGAGCGTCACCAAAATCCATGACTTCGTTGTCCATGTCAGAGGATCTCGTCAAGTTCTTCGAAGGCCTCGGGATCGACCCGAGCGATGATTTCATGGTCCGAGAACAGGCAGAACAGGGCCGTGTCGTCCGTTCCGGGGATCTTCCGTTCGAAGCGGTCGCCGCCGTACTTCGGAATGCGGACCAGGTGACCCGGTTCAGCCCACACGCCTTCCGGCCAGCGTTCGCCCGTACTACGGTTGCAGAAGGCGATGGGTCCGACGGTAAGAACCTTGCCCAGTTGGGTGGTGACCTTGTTGAACTGCTTGGTGTCATCCACCAGAATCAGGCCGGAGGCCGTCTTGGTCCGAACGGTGCGGAGTTGAACCAGGATGCGAGTTCCCAGTGGATGAACCCCCGGGTTGACCTCGGGAAATGCGTCTTGAAGTTGCGATGCTGGAATCATACGATTCTCCCTCCCAGATGTGGTCCATCCACCCGAAGCGTCTGGGTGTCGCTTCCTCGCTGGCCGGCGAGTGTGGATGGATTACTTGTCAAACTCTTCCAAAGCGTTGGTCAGAATCTGTCTGGACTCTTTCAATCCCCGAAGACGGCCCTGGGCCAACCCCAACTCATACAAGGACTCAAAAGCCTTCGAGCCCAGGGCCTCCAATACCTCAGCCTCGCTCTCCCTGAGCGACATCAGTAAGCTATTGAAGACCTGGTCTTGAATCACTTCTTTCGGCCCTTCTTAACCGCTCCACCGCAACCACACCCACCCTCTTCGGGTTTCTTCTTGGGTTTCTTCTTTTGGGTCACGGGAGCCTCTTTACGAGAATTGATCATGATTTTACCCCTTATCGAGTGAGTTGTCACTAGCCAGTTTCGCCTGAATCACGCTCTCAACCAATTGCCGATCACCCTCCTGAGCCTTAATGATAAGTTGAGTATCATTATCATCCCTATTCTTCAGGAGCTCAGTCAGCTGTTTCTGGCGATTGTCGGCATCATTCTTCATAATCTCGACTTGTTGGGCCAGATGCTTAAGTTGCAGTTCCTGTTGGGCCATGAATTGGTCAAATTGAGCCTGCTGCTGCTTCAGGGCCATTTCAACCTGAGACTCTTGCTGATCCGCCTGCATCTGAGTCTGACGAAGCTGCATCGCCGCCTGGTCCGCCTGGGCCTTTCGCTGAGTGTCCATTTGAGCGATCTGAACACTGGCTTGAACCTCGGGGGGCAGCTGAGGCGGGGGCATGCGCTGTTGCAAAGCCTGCTGAGCCTGCTGCATCTGCTGGAGTAACGGCATGATCTGCTGCTGCCACATCGGACCGAGTTGCTGAGTAGCCATCATCATGGCCTGGTCCGTGGGCAGTCCCTGAGCCGAAAGCCCCTCCACGGCCATAGCCAACTGACCCGAATAAAAATACATCAGGTGCTCATTGATATGGCCCAGAATGGCCAGCAGGGGCTGAGGGGGGACGAAGGGGTTCTGAATCACCCAGGGGGCTAGGATATGGCTCAAATGAGCCTGAGCGTGGGCCAGATGATCCTGGTCCGGACCGACCTTGATCTGTTGGCCCTCCTGAATGACCAAGAAGTTCTCAACCAGCGGTTCCTCGGTGATGGGGTCTTTGGGAGCTGGCAACAGCTCATCAATGGCCTCCACCCGCATCTGCTTCAGGGCTCGGCGATAAACGTTGATCTTGTTCCAGGGCACCGCCTGATCCTGGGACATCTGCACGATGGACTGAACCTGAGCAAACCGCTGGGCCTCGGAAAAGATGGTGGGGTCACTGACTGGTAGAACATCGAGAGACCCCTGAAAGTCCTCAGGGGTGACCAGCACCTCCCCCAAATCCTCCGCGACTTGGTCGGGATTCAGGAAGTCCTCATTGATGCGGTGCAGGATCTCCAGAGTCTTTCGTTGACTTTCATGCAAGCGGGCATGGATCGCCGAATAGGTGGGAGCGCCTTGCTCGATGAGCGCCATCGTGGTGCCCACCGGAGTTCGGTCCCCCACGTTCTGCAACGCATCATTACTGGAGGAGACCACTCCCTTGGCCAGGCCATAGATCTGCCCCATCAACTCCAGAAGCACCGGGCTCGGCGGGTTGAAAGGCATGGGCATGGCCAGCTTTCTGATATCATCGATACCAGCCGGACCCTCGATCTCCGTGACCTGAGTCACATTGACTTGAGTGTTCTGGCCCACCACTCGACCCGACTTCAGCTTCAGCATTGAAGCCGCGTTGTTGATATGAGCGGAGTCCAGGAGAGCTCGAAGGCTACCGGTGAGTGCCGCCGAAAGCCCTCCAATCAGGTGGGGAAGCCCGATGGCATAGGCCCCTCTCCAGGGGATGAACTTCCACTCAACGATCCAATCAAGCTTTCGAAACCGGGCGTCCGACTCTCTCCAGTTGCGATAAATGCTCAGGACCTTATGAGTGTCCTCGTCGATGGTCAGGATGTAAGGGGCCGATTCCCCTCCCGAGAGGGTGTCCTCCTCGAAGGCCCAATCGACCTGAATCTCCCACACCTCTCGGAGCCCATCCTCATTGTAGCCGTCCTCTTCTCGACCCTCGATCTTATCATTAGCCTGCTCAGAAGCTGACGGCTCAGGAAGATTGTTGGAGTCCGGAATAAAGATGTCCCGGTAGAGCCCCGACTTCACTCGACTCCGGAACTCCGTTCGACTGATGAGCTGCCGATGGGTTAGCCGAGGAGTGGTGTAGAAGTCGGTGGCTGAGTAGGGGAGATAGATGTCATCAATCGGAATAAATTCGGTGCGAGGCCGCCCCAATCGCTCATCATACCAAAACTTCTGGTACTGGCTACCACCCATGGGGAGCTGAGTCAGGAGTTGCTCCAACTCGGCTCGATACTCTCCAATCTGGGAAGTAAGTTGCCAGTTCATGAAGCGCTTCTTGCGCTCCGCGCGTTCCAGCTTCTGGGGAGTGGCTTCCCCTATTACCGAAGTTTTGACCGGTCCCTGCGCTGGGAAGAGTTCCCGAATGGCACGACTTGAAAAATCCACGCAGGCTTCTGCCAACACAGGATGAACCACGCGAGAGGCACCATCAAATTCTGCCCCTCCCGGAGCATCATCACCCAGGCCCGTGCGACGAAGTCCTTCTTCATATTGCTCATCCCTTTTCTTGCGAGAGGTCCTGTCTCGAACCACGGACTCATGCAGCTCTTCGGCCACCTGAATCATAAGGGTTTCAGGAAGCTTTTCGGCCAAGTTCTCATAGAAGTCGGACCCGTCCACCTCCACACTCATCATATCCTCGATGATGGCCGAGCCGTCCTCTTCCAGAATCAGATCATCCTCATCCATCATTTCTTTCCCTTCTTCTTAGCCCTACGTTGAACTTCCAAAGCGATGGCCACCGCTGGTTCTTGGGGCTTCCACGCCTTCTTACTGGCAGATTTCTTGAGCGGCATGGTTATCTCCCCAGAAAAGCATCCAGATCGTCGAAATAGTCCGGCTGGGTCACCAGGCCCCCACCCCTCCATTCAGGCAGATCGTCCAGGGGTTGGTAGCCAATAGGCAACCCGTCTGCAGTTTTCGGCACATTTTTCAACTCGTCCGGCGTGACATACTTGTCGCCAACCTTACGTAGGCCTGTATTCTTCAGGTCTCCGACCTGGCCCCAGTTGGTTCCCAATGGAGAGTTGCGAACAAAGTCCTGAACGAACGGAAGATATTCGTCCTTGGGGGCGAGGTTTTGTTTGCCCTTGACTTGCTTGATGCTAGGCTGAGCCCACCGAACCATTGTTTCGGGATGCCTCCGCAGGGCATAATGGGTGAAGTCCCAGAGGTCCTCTCCCATACCTTCCTCTAGCATCCGTCTATCAAGGAGCTCATAGGCCCCAAGGCCATTGATTCGATCAAACTCCCTTTCAAACCGAGAGTGGTCCCCAGATTTGTAAGCCTTGTCGACCAGCCTCTCAAAGTCGGGTTTGAGTCCCGGACCTACCTCCACCGTCACATGGGGTTCACCCTTGACGTCACGAAGGCTAAAAATGCGGCTGCGGCCTTCCAGCACCTCAGGGCAATAGCCGCCGACACAGTGCCCCATGGTATCGCCTTCATACTTGAGTTGCTTTTCTAGCGCACTCAGCTTTTCTTTGTATCTTTGAGCATTCTCAGCGCCCGATGGAATGCCCTCTTTGTACATCTTGGCCAGCTCTTCATCAGGGGACAATTCCACCCACCGCAACCCCTTCGGGTTCGGCAATTCGGGCGTATCTGGGTACTCGCGCAGCACAGCGGCTTTGTTGGCCAGTTCGGTGTTGGCCGCTGCTTGCTGAGCAGCACGCCATTTGTTGATAGCATCTACGTGCCGAACGGCTTTCTCCATCCCCATTTGCTGCATCTGCTCAGGGCGCAGGAGCAGATTGCGAGGCAGGCCGGACTCAGGGTTCATGGCGTTGCTGAGTTCATCAACGAGATGGTTGAAGCCTACTTCTCTTGACATGCCGGGGTCCACATAGCTACCAAAAAGTTGGGACTCTTCTGGGGCATTCCGCACCCTTTCCAGCCACTCCATGTCTTGACTGAACGACTTATTCTGTCTGATTGGGAATGGCAGAGGATTACCTTTTCCTACGTAATTTGGCTCAAGATGAATATCGGTCAAATTCTCCCAGCGTTGGGCCAAATCAGACTTACCTAGCTTGACGCTCGGAAAACCCCTGTCGCGTGCTAACTTACGAACGTAGTCTGCGCCAGAGCGAATGTCATCATTGGCTATCGGGTCGTAGTGTAGAATGCCCTCTTCAGCCAACTTACGAACAGGGTCTTCAGGTGTGGCCATGTCCCGCTTGATGTACTTCGTGAGCGGGCCTTCAATCCAGCGCCCGAGCGCCTCTCCAGCACGACCTAGTTCTGGATTTCCCATTTGCTCTCGCAGCGCTGCGAGTCGTTGAGGATCTGTTTCTCCAAGTCTTTCAAAAAGATTGCTGATTGAGCTTTCAACGCCGCCCGTAAGCCAATTCCCGCCGCGTGGCTTGATCACTCCGGCGAGCATAGCACCGAGCGCGCCTTTGGCCATGCTAGCGCCAGGAATGAGCATTTCGGCCACGCCAGCCGTTTCTCCGAGACCATACGCTTCCGTTTCGCCGGGACGCATTACAGACGCTTGTGAAGGTGCGCCGGCATAACCGCGCAACATCTCCAACACAGAACGACCGCGTGCTGATACGCCTTCAACGTCGAAGAATCGTGCATTTTGCTTAGGAATGCGCGGAGCCATGAGTTAATCCCTCATCCACAGGGGAGAGAGCTCTACGGGGCGCCCTCCAAATTGAATTTCTCTCCTTAGCAACTCTAGTGGAGAGCTTGAAAGACGGTCTTGGTAGATGCGTTCCATCTCTCCAGGATACCACTGAGAGGGTCTGAGATCATACCGATCGCCCTGAATCAGATTGATCGGAACGGGATCATTCCCGTATAGGTCCAGGAGAGTCTGCATACGGTGGCGACCCTCGTATCCAGCCTCAAGAGCTTCGGGATACTCATCAATCCAGAGTACAGGGGCGTCCCGGAGCTTATCCTTCTGAATGGATGGGCGCAGACTCTCCAGAATGCGTTGGTCATGCGAGGTGCTTAGGGGCGGAGTGCGCTCCAGGAACTCCGAGGGGCGCATAAGAGCGGTGGCAAATGGTGCCCGAGTAGGGACCAGCCCTTCTGAGAATCCACGCTGAGCCGCTGGAGATAACGAGGTGGATCGGGCCACCAGTGAGGGGGAGTACCGCTCCAGCGGAGTCTGCTCAGCTAAGAGCTCGGCTCGCTCCATCGCTCGATCCACCTCTTGTGGATCCAAGTTAAGCTTCTTGAGGGCTTTCAGAATAGCGGTGAGGGGTGAGGCCATGGAGAATTAACCCTCAGCGCGGTGCCGCGCCGGTGATCGCATCGAGGTATCCATTCTTGACCTCAGGATCGCGCATGGGCGGGTATCTACGAGACATGTACCACAGCTTTTCTTCAGGCGATTGGAATATGCGCTGGCCCAATTCGGAATGAATCAGGCTTTGTCCAGCTGGCAAATAGCCTTCAGCCGCAACGAGTTCAGAGGCCAGCTCTTCGACCAGCTCCCGCCCGGTGACACCCGCGGGGTATTTGGCTGGGTGCAAGGGCTTGACATAGTCCATCAGCTTGTTCAGGATGCCCTTCTGGGTTTCCTCTCGGCGGGTGAGCTCTTCCAGAGGTAGAGCCCCCACGTTTGCGTGTTGCGCTTCATGCGTAAGCACTTCGGGCAACACCCAATTCCAGGAACGGTTCGGGACTTGAATTCCCTCAAGGAAGCTGTGGGTGCCTCCGACAGACGAGCCATATTCCCACTCTTCCTTTGGCACAATCTTGTCCGGGGGCATGATCAAGTACCGCTCGGGGCGGGACTCGTAATTGGTAGCACCGCGATGAGGGAGGTATTCCCGCTCCTCCTCAAATCTGTCCAGGGCATAGTCCACATCTTCAGGAGAGAACCCGAAAGACTTGAGTCGCTCAACCAGGCCGCCTTCGGCATACTTGCGCCGGGGCATCTCCATAGTGCGTTTGTAGATCAGGTCCTGTGGATCGCGAGTCTCCGCGGCGGCGTCCGGGGAGAAGATTTCTGCCATGTGAGGCATATCCTGGGTCATGGAGTAGAGCCTCTCCGGCTCCCCCGCATCATGCGTGCGACGCTTCAGGACCTGAGAGACTGCGTCATCATACCACTTGGCTATCTTAGCCAGCGGAGCCCCCTCAGCATCTGGCGAATGAGCGAGTGCAGAAGCGGCCAGAGAGGCCAAGCGTGCCGGTTTTGAGATGGGAGAGAAAGCCACCTCCATAGCCAGCTCTGATGGTGTTTGAGGAACCAGAGCTGAGATGACTTCCCGAAAGTCAACCGCGTGGGGCTCATTAAGAAAGCGGGGAAGCTCTTCTTGAATGATCCGAAGTGGTGATAAGGGCGGTGTGGGAGCAGGAGCGGGAGCGGGAGCAGGCACGGGAAGACTCCTAAGGAGGTTATTCTATTATAACCCCAGTGGGGAGCCTTGTCCAGTGGAGACTAGCGAGCGTATGGGTTGGTGCGGGTAGTGGTGGAGACATAGTCATCATCTTCCTCTTCAGGGGCGTCGATGACCAGCCAACCTTGATCCTTCAGGAACTGCAGAGCTTGGCTGAAGGTGTCCACAATGTCATCATGCTCAACCAGCGGGAACGAGCACACCTGGTCGATGACTACGTCAGCCCAATCGGGGGGCTTGCCCTTCGTGTGACGGGACTCGGGTATGAAGACTACTCCCTGACACGGCAGGTTCGAGACTGCGTGCAGGCGCTGCACTTTGTCCGCCCTGCCAGGGTTATAGGGTCTGACGGGAACGGCCAGGGCGAGGTCTTGCCTCAAGGAGATGCCAGACCCTTTATCTTCAATCAGAACGACGTCCGCACGACGCTCATCACCTTTGGGTCCATAGTAGGAGTCTCGGTACTCTTTCTGAACCTTCTCACGCAGGTTGGGGTAGGACAGGTGATCCGACCAACCGTCTAGGAGAAGAACGGCGTATTGAATGTGGTTGGGGATGCTGTAAAGGAGTCGGATAGATGGTGGAATGAGAAAGACCCCCCAGGTAGTCTGAGCGGAGGGATCGGGGTCTTTGGTTTTGCGATCCTGAGTCTTTTCCGTGAAAGCTGTATCGTAGCTCTGAAGGATGATCTCGAATTTGGGCAGTGGAGTGGATGCCGGGAAGAGTTTGAACCAGTTCGGGCGAATAATGCCGCTCTCTCGTGGATCGATGATCTTCGCATGTAGCTCTTGGTCGCCTAGGCGAGTGCCCTCATACTGAGCTACCTGGGTGAAGAACGTCTTGGCAAGGTTCGCCTGGTTCTCATACGTCGAGCCCGTGGTCAGGACGACCTTCTCCGGCTCCTTCTGCGCTCGGATGATGAGGGAGCGAATCAGAGGGATGGGCTTAGGTGTGGTGGAGATAAAGACCTGAGGATGGATGCCCAGGCGGAGGCCGAACATGGCCATGTCCCACGTCTCTTGCGGATACTGCCAACCAGCCATCTCATCCATCCAGATGGCATCGTGCTGAGGTCCCCGGAGTCGTTCCGGCTCCTCCGCGGAGAACAGGGTGGCTATGGCCCCGTTCGGGAACGTCAAGCGCCGTTTCGAGGGCTCATACAGGGGCCGTTCACGGGGGTGAGCAACGGTAAGGATACCGCTCTCACCTTCCGTGGCGACGTCTCTCGTGTCAGCACTGGTTGGGGCGATAATTCCGATGCGCCGGTAGCCGTTCCGAACCCAGCGCAGGACTTGCTCTGCCCCCGTGCGAGTATTGTGAGTGGGTATGCAGGCGGGGGTGATCAAATACAGCCTGGACGGGTGATCCACCGTTAGGCATCGAACCGGGACCGAGGGACATGACTCCACTGACACTATGAATCGCCCGGTCAAGCGTGACGCTCGCTGAGCAGAGACTCTATCCCTCTTCCTTGGTAGGGAGAAGGGGTTCAGCTCGGGTCGAGGCCGGAACCTAAGAACATGACAGGGTTTGCACTGAGCGTCGGGCTTACCCGTGATCCGAGGCTGTTTAATAGACCGAGTGACCACATAACCCAAAGAGGAGATCAAGTAATAGGCCTGATCCGCCAAAGTCTGAGAGGTGGAATGATAGCGAGCCTGGTTCCCCTCCCGGTTGATGGTCCCGTCTGAGTCCATTAATCCTCTGAGAAGCTCTATGCGGTCATCCGCTGAGGAGTAAAGGTACTCATGTGGAATGTGTTTGTTTTGATGAATCCCCAGATACTTTAGCTGAGACTGGAGCGAATCATTGCTCTCATACTGTCCCCTGAGATTGCGGGAAGCTGGAGTAAGGTTAGACAACTTGACATCAAAGCAGGTGTCGGGCGAGGACTTATCCGGTCGAATCGTGGGAGTGATGTCCGGAGGTAACTTTGATGCAAAGTGTGGATAGTCTTCCTTAAGGATCGTGAATCTCCAGGATTTGGAACTCCCGTCCCCTAGCCAGTACCCCAGCAGATAGGGTGGAATGCGCAGAGATGAGTGTGGATGCTCCAGGGGTTGCGTGGTGGGGATAAAGTGATTGGCCGTCTTACCCTCTCTAATGGACTCCCGAATCTCTCTTGTGGTATGCGTGGGTGGAGTAGCCCGTGATCTGCGGGAGTGGGGGCGTCGACGCTGCTCCCGAGTAACCGTGACCCAGAGGTGCTCATCATCCGCCACCACCCGAGTTCCGTCGCTAAAGGTTAGAACAGAACAGGATCGGCCGTGGAGTGTGGGGTGGGCCTGTAGGACCCGAGTGGGAGTCCCATCAGGAGCGTAGACTAAGTCCCCAGTCTGAATATCCGATAGGGGAGTGAGGCCCCTGGGCGTTGGTATAAGGGTGTCCAGCGCCAGTGCTTTACCCCAACCGCGACCTGCGAGTGCAAGCCAGTGCTCCCAGTGAGGGTTAGGCGTGTTAGGTGTTAGGTGGTTAGAGGAGCGTGGATCGTCTGGAGGCAGCTGAGTCGCGCGTGCCCAGATGGACCAGTCATGTAGAAGGGCTCTGAGCTCCGCTGGAGAGAGCTCTTGGATCTGGGTGGAATCAACCAGCTTCACGGGTGTCGCGGCTTCGGTTGATCAGCTTCAGGAGCTTCTGTCGAGTGGCCTCGATATCGACGTCCTCTTCCTCTTGTGTGGATTGGAGGGAGTCGGTCCAGCGGGCTCTCATCTTCATCCACGCGAGAGTCATCTGAGGATGCTCTTTTGAGGTAGCCATGTCGAAGAAGGCTTGAGCAACTCTCAGGTTAGCCTCTTCCTCTCCCATGCGCAAAGAACGAGCGTAGTGCTGCTCGAGTTCAGGGGTGGTGAGAGAGAGGTGATGAGCGATATACTCTCTTGTGGCGCCCATGCCCGTAAGCACTTCTACTTGAGAAGCGTCGATGTTATTTGGATGAGGGCGGACGATTTTGGGCTTGCTCATGATAGTGGAATTATAAGCTCGGGGCTCGGGAAAGTAAAACCTTTTTAGTCTTCCTCTAGAGAGTTGCTTTAAAAACTCCTTGAGTGGAGAGTTAGTATGCAGGCTCTAATAATCTAAGACTTGGGGGGCTCCCCACCCCCTTGTCCTATGCAAATCGGGTAGCCTCTCTATCACGGATGGATATCACGAATCGATACCCCGAATCGATACCCCCATGGGATACTCGGGACCAAGGCTCGTACCATTTACTTCTCTCTCACCCTGTGGTATACGCGCGTGCGCGTCCATATAAACACTGGCCCTCTGGCCTGTTACAATTTCCTGAGCTAAACCCATTTACTTGTCGCGCGGTGGGTATATAATGAACCCATCAACACACCGAACCACCCACTCCCCGGAGACTGACATGAAACCCTGCCCGAACCTGTACACTGCCACCCTAGCCGAACTGGTTGCCTGGTATAACGAGCACAGTGGCAAGGGCCCCATCAAGGCCTTCCGCAACCGTGGCCAAGCCCAGGAACGTTGCATGGCCATCCTGGGCGAACAGGAAACCCCTGAAGAGCGCGACGAGGCCCACGCCGACCTCTCCGCCGCCAGCCAACTCGAGGCTGCGAATAAACCCGCCACCAAGACTGACTCCGACTCGAACCTGGTCCACCTGAAGCAGCTCTGCTTCGACCTGGACCTGGAACCCCGTATCGCCCGCCGCAGGCTCCGCAAAGCCCTGGGCCTCGTCGGTACCGGCCAACGCTGGGCCTGGGAACCTGACAGCCCCGAACTGGCCCGGGTCCGCACTGTCCTGGCCGGGACCACGCCCTCCGAGGATCCTGAGGCCCCGTCCGCCGAGGACCAGGAGTTCCTGGCCGAGGAGTGAACCCACCCACCCCCGGGCGAATCCTGGTATAATGGATTCGTCCCACTCGCTGTAACCAACCAAGGAGAAAAAGGAAATGACACACTACGATTTTTGGTTCGCCCCGTTCAATGGCGAGCCATTCCTATGCACGATCGGGCAGCACGAGGGAAGTTACCGTGCGTGTTTAGAGGCAGCCGTGATGACGTGGGAAGCTCTGGCACCGTTCGGGAATGCACAGACTCGCCATCCGATCACCGGAGAGTCTCCGGAGGACTTCCGCGTGCGGGTAGGTAAGTAACCGCGAAGCAGCCCACCAAATCAGGAGAATCAACATGATATACATCGACCTTTACACCATCAGCGGAAAGCGCGTTCGCGTCGAGTGTATGACTTGTGACGAGGTATTCGCGCTTGCCCGGCTCGTGTGGGACGCGCTGGCCTATCTCAACGACTGGGAGTCGCCCAGACCGTAAGCGCGAAGCGCGAAGAGGCCCGCCAGCCAGCAACCCCGACTTGGTCGGAGCGCTCGGAGCAACCGCCGATGTTTTCCTGGGGTGGCGCTAGCCCTTCGCCACCTGCACCCTGGAGTGATATCATGAACATCTACACCATCATCGAACTGGTTGATTCCACCCAAGCGGCCATCGTGCATGACTGCGAACTGGTCCCCGCCCACGAGCTCGGCCTGGACCGCCGCTGCGGGTTCCTGTATGTCGGCGAGGACTTCGTGGCCTCAACTCGCCACAAGGAACTCGACTACTACGGCGGGTTCGAGTATGTCGACTCCGAATATACCATCACTCTGGGCACCTGGAAACTCTACTTCAAGGGCGACCGTCGAATCGACAACCTGCCCTGCTGGGATGAGGAGGAGTCGTGATCATGATCACCATCGCTATAATCCTGGCCCTCATCATGGTCCTGGGATACCTCATTGGTGGTATCTCCGAACACCTCGGCCGATGTCCCACTTACCGCGACGTGGAGTCCTGGGGGTGGGGCGAGCATGGCAAGGACTGGGAGTACGACCGCAATAACCGCCCCCGTCGAATCAACCGTTGGAGCAACCATCATGAAGGATAAAATCCGTGCCCTCCTGGCCCTGGCGGCCGACCCCAGCGCAGCCCCTCAGGAGGCCGAGAGCGCCGGGCGCATGGCGGCCAAGCTCATGGCCAAATACCAAATCGACCTGGGCGACCTGGAGGAGGAGGCCCTCAAGGAGGAGTTCGACCTGACCACAATGCCGGCCCGCGCCTGCCGACCTGGCAAGAAAAACCCCAAGGTGATCCCACCCTGGATCGGAATCATCGCCTGGGGCGTCAAGCTTTATACCCGCACTCGAGTCCGTTCGGCCCCTGGCCAGATATGGTTCCAGGGTCCTAGAGAGGACGTCGAGCTTGCCGTATGGCTTCACGAGCTCCTCCTGGAGAACGCCTATAAGGCATCCAACGGGTCCCCTCAGCCGAACTCCTTCCGCAACGGATACGCCGGAGCCGTCCAATCTCGACTCAAGGCCATGTGCCGCCAGCGAGAGCAGGTGGACAAGGAGGAATCCACCGGTACCTCTCTGGTCCTGGTCCAGGGGAAGCGAGAGGCCCTGTTGGATCAAGCCTACGGGCCCGACATGACCGGCAAGAGCAGTAAAGTATCCCAATCCATGGAGGGTCGAGCAGCCGGCGCCGCTGCCCATATCCCCATGGGCCGTCCCCTGACTCACCGCTCTGGAGCCTTGCTCAATGGCTAAGCTCATCGCTCTCACTCCGAACCGGACCTACGCCACTCCAGAGAACGCCCGGAAGGCGGTCGAGAAGAGGTTCCCCGAGTCCGACAACGACGGCCTGCGCTATATCATCATGCCAACCCCTGACGGCCGATTCTATCCTGTGTTCATAGGTACCTCAGCGGTCCACGCTGGAGTCCACTTTCACTTTCATGTGGTGAACTAACCTCCTCCCTCACCCCACTAATGGCCCCGCGTAGGGGCCTTGTCGCGCGCGCCCTAGTAACCCCACCGAGCGCTGAAAACGCGGGCCCCAGGGGCCCTCTCGTAACGCCCCCGGCCCAATATAACCCCGCGTAAAATCCCCCGCGGGCACTCCCCCAGAACGCCTCGTCACTTATAAACCTATTTTATTTAGGACAACATGATTTGCCCTCAAAAACTACTTTTTCACTCCCTTTCTCCTAACCCAATTTTTCCTTGTAAATCAGTTATTTATATTATTTTTACTAGATAAAAAGACAAAATATAATATCAAGTAAATTCTCAAAAAACAGGGGTCAAAAAAACCCCTTAGTAAAACGTGCGCGTAACTGGGAAAAATTTTGTCGTCCGTCGCCCAGCGTCAAGAAGAAAAATTTCCCCAATAAAATCAGTCAGTTACGCCACGTTTTCTCATAAACCCTGGGGCGACAAAATTTTCTGGCATGAAAAGTTTCGCCCAAAAAATTCACCATGTGCCTAATCTTCACGCAATTTATGAGAACATGCTAAAAAAAATGAATATAAAAAAAAAATAGGGCCGAAGGCCCTCACCTCAACCCATGAACAATCTTAGCGATTCCGCGACCCGCACAAACTTGATCCGACCTCGACGCTTACCCTCACTCACTTTCACGCGATTCCGAATAGCCCAGGGGAACATCCTCTGCACTCGCTTATAAAAGACCACAGCCGTCTCGGCCCCCCACTTACCACCATGCTCCTTGTGCCAGGCCGCATACCTCTCGTACAGCACGTCCTCCCAGAACTCCTCGTCCTCCCGAAGCTCAAGCTCCCGCAGAAACTGGACCCAGCGCTCCACACCCATGTCCTGCTGTTCGCGAGCTGCGTCGGTCATGGGCGGTCGGTTGCCTCGCCACCCCTCCGGAGAATAGTGTTTCAGGTCCCAGAGCATGCGCCCCAGGCCTCCCCCGGCAGCACTCATCACCGAATACATGCGGTCCCAGAAGTCCAGATCGCCGCCCACCCCCCGGCCTACCCGCAGTACCAGAAACCGCCGCTCATGGCGGCCGACAGGCACCACCCAATCATTATTGGAGCAGATCCCCACTCCCAGGCAGTTATCGACGTCGAAGATCGCTCCACCCTTGATCTCGATGGTCCGCTTATCTTCGGAGATCAAGACCTTCAGAACCCCTTCCGATTCCTTCGAACCGCCCCACACGGCCTCGTCAGCCAGGACCAACACCTTGTCCATCAAGTGCTGGTTGAACTTGCCGAGCAGCTGTGAGCTCTGCGTCACCGACATGTAGTGCCGGCCGAACAGGCGACCCAATATCTTGAACACACTGCTCTTACCGTCTCCGCGCTCACCGATCAACACCACCGCGCTCTGGGGCACCTCCCATGGCCTCTGGACACGGTGCGCCATCCACCCGAGCAGCCACCGGAACACCTCCAGATCACCG